TGGTGTAATAGTAGACGCTTAATAGTAAAGAAACTCTTAGTGGGTTTTGGGAAAAATAAGTATCACTATTAAATAAAGAGTACACACGTATGTCGTAGTAGGCAAAAGAAAAATATAACAAAAAAAGAGATGTATTATGAAAAAAGTATTAGTATTATTAATCGTGCTAGTGTTGTGCAGTTCTTGTGCATCAACTACAAAATGTTCAACCAAATCCATCAACCGAAATAGTGGTTGGATTATAAACAGGTAGAAATTATGACACCAAAAGAATTTTACGAAAGTTTACAAGAAAAGAAACCATTTACAGAACTAACAAGTACTGGAATAAGTGACAACCTAACAAACGTCTTTGAGTTTGCAAAAATGTACGCAGAAGCTATTACTGTTACACGTTGTTGTGAAACGTTAAAAGATAAAGAAACACCTACCTTGAAAGATGCATTTATTGCTGGTTATAAAAAACGAGCCTTGATGAGTGGTTTAAAATACGATGAAGTAAGTGAACTAAATGCAATAACCAACTTTAAATGTTGGAAGTCTTTTGACCTAAACCTTTAATGTTTTACAACTGAAACGGCTAAGTGTAGTACCGACAAATCTACTATAACTTTAAATAATACACGATGAAAGATTTAAATTTTGACACTCAATGGGATGTTATACTTGGATAGGTATTACATTTAACCATAGTTGTGTGCCGAAAGGCTTGTAGTAGGTGTCTCTGAAAACTTAATTTGAAACACAAAATTTAAAGATATGACAGAACTTAAAAATGAAGAACAAAGCAATAACGCCAATGTGCTGTTATATGCCGTTGGTTCTTGGGTAAGATTAAAACCCGAAGTTGAAAATGAGAAAAAAAAGCATAGGGGCAAGTTTTTTAATGTGATTGGATATGTTGGAAAATACTTAGAGCTTCAATGGAAAGAGCAAAAAGTGCTTTTTTTACCTGATGAGGTCATTATGGTGCTTCCTCCAAATGGCACATAACGTATTGGTATATGAATAGTGCGATTAAAATAAACGAAAATTAAATATAAAACGAAATGGCAAAATTTAAGATTAAAGAAACGGAATTAGTAGCAACTGCTTTTATATATGAAGTAGAAGCTGAAACAAAAGAAGAGGCTTTAGAGAAGTATGTAAATGAACTTGCAGGTAGTTTAGAACTTATAAATAGTTTTATTGTACCTAACTGTGAAGAAAGTGTAGTGGCTTATGCTGACGAAAGTTAGCATTATGTATATGCAATGTTGTAACACGTTTTTAAATGTGTTTACAACTTTAGAGAGTATGATTAGTAGCGTAAAATTTAATTAAAAATAAATAAAATTAAATAATAATGAAAAAAATATTCCTAATAATATTATCTACATTTGCATTTATATCATGTGTAGAAGAAGAAGATGATTATTCATATCATTTAATATCAACATTAGAAGAAGAAAATAAACAGATCGAGGATACATCAAGTAATCCAGGTTTAATAAGCCCGGGACATGATGGACTCTTTGATTAAATCAATAAACATTTAAAACCAAGTAAAATGAAAAAGTTATTACCATTATTTATTATTATCATAACAATAATGAGTTGTTGTGAAAAAAACACAGATCTAGAACTAAATGTTTTAGACAAGTTATCGGCTCAAGAAAGCTGGAAAGTAGAATCATCATTAAACTATTTTAAGTTTAATGAAGAAGGAGAATATGTTCAAGCAAGTGGAAGATCAATATCAGAAACTGAAGTATGTTACACATTGATAGATATATCTACTGTTCAGAATATTGAAATAGTAGAGAGTAATACTGAAGTATTAAGAATAAGAGTATCATCTATGAATTCAGATGATCATTATTATACTTCATTCTATTTTAACAATGAAAGATTATACAGAGATGTAGAACTCTCTGAAGGAGTATTTACAGATGAATTGATTGCATCAGACTTAGATTTATATAATCTAAACTCTTGCATTTAACATCCAAGATAATTAAGTCAGACCTTTGTGGACTATGTAATTGACTAATTTTGATTTTCCCAATGATAGTGAGGGAGTGATTTGTTTGAGTGCCAGGTTTTGTGAGATGTTCCTGGCACTTTTTTATTTAATAACATCCATAACAAAATAAACTTTAAAAAATAATTATTATGTCATCAGGATATACAAACGGAATAATTAATGGAACCATAAAGAGTTTCAAAGAATTTGCATTAAAATGCAGTGAAGCTTTCTTAATTCAATTTAGAGAAGGAGCAACAGAATACACGCCAAGCGTGCCTTCAGATTATCATCCAAATCAGATGAAACTAATAAAAGAAAGAGTTGCTGAATTAAATCAAACTAGCAATATTGAATTGATTGCTATAAAAGTTGCAGCAAGTGAAAAAAGTATAGCATTTGAAGAAGAGAATCTTACTAAAGCTATAGAAAAAAGGAAAGGTATTGATAAGATTCTTGAAGATGCTAAAAACTTTAATCCACCAACAGATAAACATCAAGAATTTAAGGATTTCATGGTTAATCAATTGGTGCAAACAATTAATTTTGACTTTGATATTGAATATAAGACTAAAAGAATTGAGAGACTCAAGAAGTTACTTGGAGATCTAAAAGAACTTACCCCATTTTCAATTAGAGCTGGAAAACTTAATCGTTTGAATGAAGATTACAAGTATCATGAAAAACAATACAAAAAAGAAGTTCAAGCTTGTGAAAACAGTAATAGATGGTATAAAGAACTTGTAACATCATTAGATGATTAAAGTATAATATTTGTATGACATCTATAATAGTGGAATAGTTGTTATAATAATACACTCCCTATCGAGAATGTAGCTGCTCGTAAGGCTTAAAGTGTACCAACACAGCAAAGAATTGAGTGGAGTTGAAGCTATCACATAATAAAACCGAGTGAGTGAAATCTGGATGTCTGGAATATAAAGCCGGATACTCCACTTAATATTTTTTTAATGAACAATAAACCTTAAATTTACAATTGTATTTAAGAAGAGAGTGGTTCGAATCCACAAACCCTTGTAGTCCGCAGGTGTCGAGTACTGCGTTAGCCGAAATAGGTAGTTAGGTTGTAAATTGGTGGCAGGGCTTTGCAAGGTGACAGCTCGGAAAGACGAGCATTTTTATTAATTATAACGTACCGCAAATAAGGTTAGTTGCGTAGATTAAAAAATAACTTAATAAATAAAAATGGATAAATTAGAAAAAATACTTAGAAAATACTTAAATAATGGTAGTGACAGAATAGATGTTACAATGGTTTTAGCTTTAATACAACAATGTAAAAAAGACACTAAAGAGCAATTAACTTTAACCGATGTTATGCGTAGTAATTTAGCACTACTTTGGTGGGGATGGACAACAGTTTGGGGTGTAATAGGATTTATTGTAGGATGTATTAAACTTTGGAATTATTACGCCTAACGTGTTGTATAAAATGCGTTAAGGAACGAAATGAATTTTATACTTTGCTAGCTGACGAAGTAAACTTTTAAATTAAAGAGATGACGATAAACGAAATAAAAGAATTGGTTGAAAATACCAAAGAATTAACAAAAGACGAAATGTACAATGTAAGCACACACTTAAAATTCTTTGATAGAGTTAATTATGTTGCTTGGGTTGATAAATTACTTGGGATTAAGTTATCTCTTTAATTTTATTAAAGCTAACTTACAAAATGACTTATGGTGTAATTGGTAACACACTGGCTTTTGGAGCCAGTATTCAAGGTTCGAGTCCTTGTAAGTCAACAAAATACACTCCCATTGAAATTACTGGCCTGAAAAGCTTGTATTTCCAACATCAAATTTAAGTAGTGTTTAATAAGATGGATGGATAGATGGGTTATGAGGTAGTAGCAAATTGGTAAAGCATATTCCCGTTTGGGAATGATAAAAACAAAGATAACTAGTCAATGTTTTTGTATAGGTTCAAATCCTATCTACCTCTCAAAATATTATTAATCTTTAAAAAAAAGTAAAAATGAAAGTAATAGCAAAGCTAGCATTAGCAGCAGCATCAGTAATTTTAATAAGTTTAGTTATAGCATTGCCAGTAATGTGGTTATGGAATTGGTTAATGCCTGTAATATTTGGATTACCAACAATATCATTCTATCAAACAATAGGATTGATGATGTTATCCTATGTATTCATTAAGAGTTCAACCACAGTAAACAAATAGTATTAATTTAAAAACATCACAAAATGAATAAATCAACACAAAATTGGATAGTAAATCCAGATAATAAAATAAGTTATCCTGATAAAGTAAATAGATTACTAGAAATCAGTGATAAGTTAGTGTTAGTACAAGTGCATGAGCTTGAAAAATACAAAAAAGCAAGACATAGCAACAAAAAACCAGTTGATCAAGTATATATTGATCAGTTGTTTAAGCACTATATAGTTGAAGGGAAACCAAAATTATATCTTTGTGATTAAGCAGTAATCTTTTATACTCCTGTTCCCAATTGGGTGTAGGAGTATAATAAAATACGATAAAGAATGAAAGAATTTAAAAACTACTCGAGTAGTAAAATAGGTGTTTCTACATTTATAATAATGTCATCAGCAATAGCTGTAGCTGCAATTATTGCAGTTTTCATAATTACAACTGTGATAAATCATATTGCAAATGCTTAAATCTGGCAGAAAAAGAGCTCAAAGAATTCATGAACATAATGAAAGAGTAAGAAAAATTGAAGCTGAAATAGCATTTATGGAAATGATCAGTAAAAATAGAACTGATATAGTACTTAACCTTAAAAAAGGTTATTTATGTACAAATAGTAATGTTGATTCAAAGCAAATGTATGTCTTAAAAAATGATTTAGTAGCTAGTGGAGATATAAGACTGCCAAATTCAACAATATTAGAGATTGAGAAAGTTGATGAGGATAGAAATTTAATCACCGTCAAGAACTTAGGTAGATATTCACCAAGAGATTTCTTTGAAAATTTTAAGATAATAAAAAAAATAGAAAAAAGAACAATTAAATTTGAAGAATAATGAGTAAAAAAGGAAGTGAACTTAGCTTAAAAACACTACAAGATTTAGTAGGTAAGTATTTTAAGATCAATGATATATCAAAGAAAACAAGAGAAACTGGTTATGTGTGGGCAAGATATGTCTTCTACAGATTAGGATTGGATGAAGGATATTCATTGACAGCCATAGGAAGGCAAGCAAAAGTAGACCATGCTACAGTATTACATGGAAAGAACAAGTTTGCAGATTTATTTAATCAATTAGATTTCAGGAAATTTAAAGACGGATATTACGATATCAAACTTGAAATTGATAATAGTAGAGATGAGCATTCAAATGTTACAGATTTTCTATTAAGATTCAAAGAGGAAATAAATGAAATGGATAGTACAAAGTACTTATTCTTTAAAGCAGAATTTTTAAAAGCATTAGGAAATCATGTCGAAGCAAGAAGTCAAAAAAACATTGCTATTTCTAGGGAAGTTGCTGGCTCTGGGAGTTACATCTTTACTGGTGGTGAAGGTATTTAATATTTAACACCATTAATTATGGAAAAAAAAGAGTCAATAACTTTAGCTATAGCAATAGTTATATTATATTTGCTGTTTGCAAATTTATTTAATGGAATAATAATAAATGGATAATAAATCAAAATGTCAATGCTTCTACTGTATAGGCTGGAGCAGAGACATAATTGTGCATTTAAGCACTAAAAATAAAGGTTAAACATTGAAACCTTTGTAAATGTAGTCCATTAACAGGTAATGCTGTATGAAAGAGGGTTTGACCCGTACATTTACATAAAGATACTAATCCTGAATTGACAGGATGTTACTGAGGAAAGAGTGAAGAGGCTCTAATAAGGTGTAGAAAGAAATTAGATTGTTCTACTTGGTAAATGGTAATTATAGGTGAAGGCTAATACAGTAACCTATTAATACGTAAGTAATGGAGTAATCCTGGATGTGTTGTACACCTTGAGAAAGTGCATACCGTCAAATACAAGAATAGAATATTGGTTCTATACAACACAAATGAGTTCTCAGCAAGTAGTTTTGATTAAGGGAGATAGGTATAACCTTTTAACTGAGATAGATTTGATTCTATCTTTATGTCAATGACTTAACTACGTGACCCTACTCTTATTAGATTACAGTGTGAAATTCACAAGCGTTGAAATAAACGAGAACAGAAAACATCTAATAAGAAAGAGGGTGCTAAATAAGGTTAAACATTGAATACCTGTATAAATAACATTTGTCGGAAGCGTTAAAACTTCTTTGTTATTTATATAAAGATACTGGCAGGAATGCTAGATTTACTGGTCCCTTGAGAAAGGATGAGAGTGCCAAACTAACTACCGTTTGCAGTAGAAATGAGTTCTCAGCAGAAAAACATTGTTATTATTATTATCAAGCAGATAGATAGTGCTCGTGTCGAGGGTAATAATAACAGTGAAACATGACCCAACCCTCATTATTGCCTCTATCAAGGATAGAGTTGAATACAATAATGGGAAAGGGTGCTAAAATATTAATATTATAAAAATAATTAAAAAATGAAAAACAAAAAGTTTAAGATTTACATGATCGTAGGATTGCTATTAATTGTAGCATTTGCATTGAATCCATTTGCAATTAATGATGCTGGTAACAGACAGGTTATACAGACATTTGGAGGAGATTTGAGTGTTAAGTTTGATCCAGGATTTTACTATGCTGGTATCAGATCAAAGGTAACAACTTACCCAAACAATGTAACTATCCAAGTAGGTCCTAAAGCAAAAAGGTCTGAAGAGGCTGATTACTGGACATCTGAGCACACTGCTACATTTAGTGAAGGTGATCAAGCTATGGTTGGACACACTGTTAAGTGGGATTTACCTAACAAAAGTACTGAAATGACTGAATTACATACTACATATAATAGTATTGATAATTTAATGAAAACTACCTTATTGCAGTATCAAAAAGAAACCATGAATTATAGCACTCAGAGATTATCTTCTGAAGCTCATTATAGTGGTGGACAGTCTCAATTAAAGGAATACTTTCAAGATCAGTTACGTAGAGGGCAAGTATTGTTAGTCACTGAAACTAAAACTAGGAAACTAGAAGATGGTACAGAAAAGACTTACATTAAAGTTCAAGAAAAGACTGATGATAATGGAGATTTCTTAAGAACTCAATCAGACATTCAAACTTATGGTATGATTGCTTCATTTAGTTCAATTGATTTTGTTGAATACGATGCAAGAATTTATGAGAAATTAAAATCTAAGATTGATGCAGCATCTGATGAAGCTACAGCTAAACAACAATTAATAACAGCTCAACAAGAAGCTTTAACAGAAAAAGCTAAAGGTGAGAAGTTAATTGCTGAAACTAAAGCTAGAGAGGAATCATCTAAACTTCAAGCAGTTATTAGAGCAGAAAAAGAAGCAGCAGTAGCAGAACAAAATCTTAAAAGAGATAAGTTAAATGCAGCAGCAATATTAGCTTTAAAGAAAGGTGAAGCTGAAGGTGATAAACTTAAGGTTCAAGCTGGATTATCTCCATTAGAGAAAGCTCAAATTGAAAGAGACACTAGGATTGGAGTAATGAAAGCATTAGCTGGCCCAAGTGGAATTGTATTTCCTAGAATTGTATCAGGAGGATCTGATGGCAATGGTGGAGGTGCACTTCAAACATTTCAATTAGAGAGATTGTATGAACTTTCTGAGAAAGTTAGCAACAACAAGAAGAAGAACTAGAATAATACTCATTTGTAAAAGCCCTATTATAACTAATAGGGCTTTTTTATTTTATTAATATTAAAAAAACTAAACTCATGAATACAAACTTCAAAGAAACTAAAAGTACAAAATGTTGTGGTAAATGTCCATTCAAAAAAGGACTTCCAGCAACAGAAGAAACACTTGGACACAGTGATCCACTTGTTTACATAGGTCAGACAAGGGGTCCATTTTGGCTACCATGTCATGAAGACAAAAACTACAATGGAAAAGGAAGCAATCCTGAAACGGTATCTCAATGTAGAGGTGCTGCTAAATTCAGAGCTAATTGTGATGTTCCATATGAACTACCTAAAGAATTATTATCTTTAGATAAAGACACTGATACTGTGTATGCTAATGAAAGAGAATTCTTAGAGCACTATTCTGATTTAAATGAAAAAGAATTAGATAATGCTACTTCACAAGATTTCTTAGATGCAATGATGCAGTATGAAATTAGTAAGAAATCAGACACAAAAAGATACATTTAATCATGATTGAATCAGTATTTTTAATTATAGTAATGATCGTATTTGCAATCATTAGTTTAAAGATAGGAAAGATATTACCAAGAGAAATGGTTTTAGTCCCTTTAATAATGATGATAATGATGGATGCTATTTCAATATACATTTTTAAAGAGTTCATGGGTATGCCAAACAAACATATTTCATTTACAATAATGATTGCAACTCTTTTTAAAGTTATTTTATTAGCATTTACTATAAAAGAATAATCTATCACTTTAACAGTGACGTAGGAATGCAGGTGAAGCCAACAAAAATAAAACCTTTTGTGTAACTCCGTAGCGAGGATCAAGCAGGGCCCTCATTCTTTTTTACAATATTTAAAATTAACTCTCTTGGAGCAGGCGTACTTGCAATAGGCCACGAGTAGCTAAACTCCATAGGTCCTTTCTTGGCAGGATAAGAGTGAAAATACGGATGAGTCATACCTAAAGTGTTCATATAGAGCAATGGGCCTTGAACACCCTAAGAGAGTTATAAATTATTAACCATTAAATAAAAAAATCATGGAAACATTAAAAATAGTTTTATTAGTAATATATGTAGTATCAATAATATATTGCTTATGTGAATTGGGATTAGAAATGAGTAATTGGAATGAATTTGGTCCAAAAGATAGTTTATTTTATAAAGCACTTGTATTTTCAGTTTTTGCAAGTGTTTTACCGGTCATTAATTCAGTAGTGGCTGTAAAATTAATTATTTATCATTCAAGATTAAAAAAGAATTGATATGGAGTTGAGAAAAAGAAAAGTATTCAAATATGATAAGAATTCTGAAGAGATGAAGAATCATATAATGACTAGAGAAAACTTTGTATGGACTACTCAACAGATGAAATCCATAGTTCTTAAAGATCTAGATAGTAATCATCTTAAGAATATAGTTGCAAAAATAAAGAGAGGAGATCATGCTAGTAAAGAAATATATCTAGATACTCTACAATTTGAAATTTCATACAGAGCAGTAGAACAAGAATTAATAACTAAAAATCACTAAAAAGATGGGAAAAAAAAATGACTACAAGGAATTGGATAATATTCTGGCAAACGAGGGTATAATTAAAGCTGAAAATTCAGAAAATGAAGTTGCTTTCAAGGATGGCGATTCATTTAAAAATATTATAAGTAATGCTGAATTTGCTTCAGTAATAGCTTTACTCACTAATATAGTTGAGAAAATAACAAAAAGTGTTGTGGTTAGGAATAATGCTAAGTCAAAAGCTATTGATAAATTTAATGAACTTAAAGAGGAAGGTGCTGAAGATGAAGACCTATCTTATATTGTGAAAATGATCAAAAGTGAATTAATGAAGACTGATGTTAAAATGTATGAAGCATTCGAAGATGAGTTTGATAACCTTTACAATTCAATTGACTTTTTAAATAGATTCAGATCTTCTGAAGAAATGATAGAAAAGCCTAATTTGAACTGGATAGAAAGAGTAAAAGAATATTTAAACAATAAAAAAGAAAACTAATGGGTATATTTAATAAAATTGGAGATCAATTTGACGGAGTAAAAAAAGAATTATCAGATAAATTCAGTGACTTATCTAAAGAGACTATAGAAAACTTTGATAAGCTAACTGATGATATGGCTGAAAGTGAAATCATGAATGCTACTATAATACTTAGTGCATGTCAAGATAGTGAAGATGAAGATGATATCAGTCTTAAAGGAGGAATTATGGGTAGAACAAAAGATCTTGTTGCATTGCTAGGTCAAGCAATGATGAAAGATAGAGCTTTTAAAACCCTTGTTAGTAAAGCTGTTCAATACGCTGAAAACAATGGTAATCCATCAAGTTCATCTTCAAGTAACTCATCTGTTCATGCAATGGCAATAGGTCCTAATGGAGAAAAAATTGATCTTGATGAACTTCCTGATGAAGTTAAAGAGGGTCTTAAGAAAATGATGGAAAAGGATTTATCAGAAAAGTCAAATAATAAATCTAGATCAAAAGATCTACTTGATAAGTTCAAAGACAGTAATGATTCTGACCAATTTAGTGGTGATATTGATGAGCTGAATGATGAAGACTTTTAATCAGAATCAAATAAGAGATAAAATCCAAGCCAAAGCTGTCACTCTATCAAAGAAACATCAGTTTCTATGTTTAGAGTGGGCAACTGGCTGTGGTAAAACTCTAGCTGCAGCAAAAATTGCTGAAGATATCATTAAAGTAAACAAGAAAGCTAAAGGTTATATAGTCTGTAAAGAGCATACTCATAGAAAAAACTGGAAAGATGATTTTATTAAGCATAGAAAAAAAGACTTATTAAAAAACATTGAGGTGATTCTATATGCTTCTTTACATAAATATAAAGATAAGGCTGACTTTGTAATACTTGATGAATGCCATGCATTGACTGAGAAGAGAGTAGGTTCTCTAAAGAATATTCTTCAGAAGAATGTTAAGTTGATATTTTTATCAGCAACTATTCCTTTAAAAAAGAAAATGCAAATTAATGCATTGTGCAGAAATCAGATTAAATACAATAAGATTTCATTAGTACAAGCATTTAACTTTGGACTATTACCTGAACCTGAATTAATTGTTCATAAATTCAATTTGAATAAGAAGCATGCTGGCAAAGTATGGTCACATCAAATGAAGAAGCCTAAAAAAGGAAGTGAGATTAGTTATAAATGTAATTTTAAAGATTACAATACATTTAAATGGAAGGTTCCTAAAGGTGTAGGAATAATTTGTGAAGGTACAGAGCAGGAATATTACGATGGAATAACAGCTGAGATTGAAAAGTTAAAGGCAATTTCTATGGATGAAGCAAATTTTAACTACTTATTAAAACTAAATTGTAGAAATAAATATTTAAATTTGTCAACTGTTAGAAAGAGATTTATTGCAGAGGTTAAAACTACAAGAGTTAAATCTTTAGTAAAAAAGTTTAGAGCGCAGAATAATAGATTCATATGTTTTACTGGTTCAGTAAAGCAATCTGAAGAGGTAGGATCTGATAGTGCTGTGCATTCAAAGAACTCTAAAGAACACAATCAAGAATTAATAGATTGTTTCAATAGAGAAGAGTGTGCTGAATTATTTGCAGTAAACATGCTTAGGGAAAGTGTTAATCTTACCAATATTGAGAAAGGAGTGATCACACAATTGGATAGTTCAATTGGTTCATTCTATCAAATGATGGGTAGAACACTTAGACATGAATTCCCAGAATTACATATCTTTGTAGTAGATAATACACAAGATATCAAGTATTTCGAGAATTCTATGAAAGATTTTGACGAGAAATATGTAAAATACAGTTAAAAATGGATGAATTAACACTACCATTAGATCTAATTAGGTCTAATAAAATGTCTGTTAATGAGTATTTGGTATTGTATGATATTGTTCATGGTTATCCAATAGGGGATTTAATTGACAATCCTTTACCTACACTAGTTTCACTAGAAGGTAAAGGTTTTGTTAAACTAACAAATAATCAAGTTTATTTAAGAGAAAAAGGTAGTGAGTTGTTCAATGCAGATGAAGATTATTTTGCAATCTGGCTAGAGACTTATCCTACAATGGTGAAAAAACATCACGGAGGTAAAAGAGCTTTATCTCCTTCTAAGCCCAATACAATTTTGGGCAAAGCATTAAGAAAGAAATGGAATTCAGTTTTCAAGAAAGATATCAAGGCTCAAGAAAAAGCTATTTTAGTCCTTCAACAGGAAGTTAAGGATAAGACTAAAAATGGTAATCTTGAATACATGGTTGAAGCTAGAAGATGGTTGAATGAAGGATATCATGAAAAGTATTCATTCTTAGTTGATGATGGTATAGTGCCAGAAAATAAATATAGTAACGAAGATTATATGTAATCATGACGGAACAACAAATACAACAGATTATAGGACAATTACAAAAGAGTTGTGATATGTTCGAAGAGACTGAAGTTAATGAAATAGATTATCAAGATTATTGTGATAATATCTATTCAGCAATAGCTTATTGGAGGAACCAATTGAGAGAAATTAAATTAAAAAATAAAGATTATGTTAGAAGCAATAATTGAATGGATCAAGAGTAAATCCTATAGATGTGATCATGAATGGGTCTTAGAGCATAAAATGAATATTTTTGAAAATGAAAGTTCAAAAAAACCTCATACAACTAGAACTACATATAGATGCACAAAATGCTGTGAATTTAAACAAATTGAATTGTAATGGCAAGAGCATTTAAATGTAAAGAATGTGGTACAGGTTACAGTACAACAGGAAATGGTGCTCCACCAAGTCCTAGATGGGATGATGGTCATGTTTGTGAAATGGTTGAGGTTGAAAGCAAAATCTCTCCACTTAAATCTAGACAAGGTGGTAAAATATTTCCACCAATAGGATTAAGAACTCAAGAAGAAGAAGATGATGCTGATGAGAGAATGAAAATTATAGCTCAGAATGGAAATGACGGGCTACATTATTAACAATTAAAAAAATAAAAACATGGTATATTTTATAATTTGGTATTTAATAGGAATAGCGTCTTCATTATATTTATGTAAAACTGAACAAGGATCTATAAAAGTAAGAGATATTTTTATAATTTTATTATTTGCATTTTGTGGGATTATTATTCCTATTGTGTTTATATATATTAAAAAAAAAGATGATATTGAAAATTTTTTTGATAAAGATATTTATTAATGGAAGAAAAAATAAATCCAATAGGTAAAGTAAGAAAAAGGGTAGAGGAGCTTAAGCAGATAAAATCTGAAAAGGATAGTGGTAAAATATTTTGTATACCATTTGAAAACTACCCTAAATTGATGCAGTCTGTACCTGGAGTAGTTCCGGGAATGATACAGATGGTTACAGCAGGTTCTGGTGTGGGTAAAACTCAATTGACTAAGGCACTCTATGTTAGAGAGCCTTTAGAGTATGCCTTAAAGCATGGAATAAAATTGAAAATATTTTATTTTGCACTAGAAGAGTCTGAGAAAGAGTTTATAGACACAATGATATGTAATTTCATCTCAAAGAGATGTGGCATAAAGATGGATTTATTAACTCTTCAAGGTTATAGGCAAAAATCTCTTGATTCAAATATGATGAGTTTAATAGACACTAATATTGATGATATAGAAGATTTGCTTAGTAATGTGGAGATAATTGACAGTGTGTATAATCCAACAGGAATATACAAGTATTGTCGTAATTATGCTGACCACAATGGAGAGCACGTATTTGAAGACAGGGAATTTATTAAGAATAAAATTGATAAAAACCCAAGTAGTCCAACATATGGAAGGAAAATTACAGTTAAGGAAAATGTAAAAGTATATAGTCACTATGTACCACATGATCCTAATTCAATTGTAATTGTAGTTGTTGATCATATGAGTTTACTTACGCCTGAGAAGGTTAAAGATGGAGACTCTATGATGAGTAAGCATCAAACAATGGCCCACTGGAGTACTAATTATGCATTAAAGCAAATTACTAAACACTGGAATTGGGCTGTAGTTAATGTCATACAGCAGGAGCAATCTGGAGAAAAGGAGCAATTTACTAACAGAGGTGAAAGTATTCAAAAGAAAACTGAACCTTCATTAGCTAACTTTGCTAATAATAAAGAGATCCAGAGAGATGCTAAAGTTGTAATAGGAGTTTATTCTCCAGACAGGTATGGATTTGAGGAATATCATGCATATGATATAGCTAGACTTAGAGATTGTTTTAGAGCTGCAATAGTTTTAAAGAATAGATTTGGTAGACCTAATGTTTATCATCATTTTCTATTTGATGGAGCTACTAACAGATTTGCAGAACTACCTAAAGGAAGTGAAACTCAATTGATGGAGCCTTTCTCGCAACAAGCTGATTTATTGCTTGGAAGAAAGCAGTCTTCTAGAAATTTAAACAATAACTCTGGTAATAAGACTGGATCTAAAAACTTTGGAAAATGATAGATAAATTAATACTAAGAGCAATAGAAGAGTCTTTTGAATTAAGATTTTTACTAAGCTCTAATTCAGAAATAGACCAATCTTCAAGAAAATATTTTGAAGATAATGGTTTTAAATTATATTTTTATCAAGATGAAGAAGATTCTTCATTTAATATAAGAATAAGAGATGCTTCAGATACAAAAATTATTTTTGGATACAATTCATCTACTGGATCTATTGGGTTAACAGAGGGATCACTTCAGAATGCAGCTATGAATAAAGTTGTAAACATAATAGTTAGGGCTCAGGAGGAATTCAAGTCAAAGAAAACAAGTAAAAGAAAATTAACACTAAATTAAACAAAAATGGTACTATTTAAGAAAGATAGTAAAGGAAAAATTAGATTTCTTGCTATTGATACTGATGGCGATAAAGTTATTCAAGTATCAGGAATTATAGGAGGCAAAGATGTGACTAATATTAGTCAATGTAAAGCCAAAAATGTTGGAAGATCTAATGAGACTTCAGCAGAAGAGCAAGCAGTATTAGAAGCTAAAGCTAAATATACAAAGAAACTGAAAGAAGGTTACTTTGAAACTAAAGAAGAAGCTGAAAATACTGTGGTAATTTTACCAATGCTTGCAAAAGTATTTGGAAAAGAAGAGAAGAAAGTTACATATCCTTGTTATGCACAACCTAAATTAGATGGTATGCGTGGATTAGGTGATTGCAAGAATGGTACTTTAACGTCAAGATCTGGTAATAAGATTGAGACATTAAACCATATTACAAGTCAATTCCCTTATTTAGAAGTTATACTTGATGGTGAGTTATATGCTCACGGCGAGACATTTCAAGAGAACATGAGGATGATAAAAAAATATAGACCAGGTAAAACTGAGAATGTTAAGTATCATGTTTATGATCTTGTTATTGATAGGCCATTTCATGAGAGGTATAGAATATTAAGTGAGATATGTTCAAAGAATCCTAGTTTAGAACTAGTTCCTACAACTACCATATATGGTAAAAAAGAATTAATGAAATTTCATGCTTACAATATATCTAAGGGATATGAAGGAACTATTGTTCGTCACAGTGATGAAGGATACAAACTTAATGGAAGAAGTTCAAGTTTATTGAAATTGAAAGATTTCGAAGATATGTCTTTGACGCTAATGGATGTGATACCATCAGAGAAAAGACCTACACATGGTAAGCCTATTTTCTTTTGGGAAGGAGCTGAAAACAACAGATTGGGTGCAGGAATTTCATTATCTCATAGTGAAGCTGAAGATTTGTTAGCAAATAAAGCTGAGCACATTGGAAAAACTTGCGAATTGAGATTCTTTGAATATTCGGATACAGGTGTTCCAAGACATCCTGTTATGTATGGATTTAGATTAGATAAATAATGCTTGTTGATCAGATTAAATTGTTTATGGATATTGCTAGGCGATACCATAAAAGCTGTCTACTTACAAAGAATAAGTTTGAGTTAAGTAAAACCAATTTTATAAGTAAAAATGATAATTTTCAAATTAAATTTTATTTTGGAAGTGATTATGAGACTTGGACTATTGAGTGTGATGCTTTTGAATATAGAGCTTACTCAGATAAATTTATTATTGATTTTGATGAAACATCTATTGATAAATTAGAGCGTGATTTAGATATAGTGAATAACTTTTTAACAGACCATCTTAATAAGTTTGAAAAAAGGGTGGCTACAAAAAGAAAATTAACATTTTAAACAAGAATTTATGAAAACAAATTTAATAGGTATTAGTGGTAAGATAGGATTTGGTAAAGATACTGTAGGAGAAATTATAAGATTTTTATGGGACATTGAAAACACTGAAGATGGACAGCACTTAGAAGTTGAAGATTTTATAGCAGAACCTAGTGATGTAGATTCTTCTAACCCTTACCAAATCAAAAAGTTTGCAGATGAAATTAAAGACACTGTTTGTAGATGGATTGGTTGTACTAGAGAACAATTAGAAGATAGAGATTTTAAAGAAAAAGAACTTGGTGAAGAGTGGGATAAAACTTTATGGTACATTCAATCTAACCACAACAAGTTAGCAACTTATTTATCTAAAGAAGAAGCAGAAGCGGATTTAAGTCACTATGATGAAAATTATAATCAAGAGGTTTATATAGCCTGTGAAGATATAACAATGACACCAAGAATTCTTCTACAACTTCTAGGTACTGAATGTGGTAGACAAATTATACACCCTAACATTTGGGTAAATGCTTTGTTTGCTGACTATAAGGGTAAATATTTAGGTGCTACAGATGACATGAAAGAGCCTGTAGAAATGTGTTTCCCCAATTGGATTATAACAGATGTTAGATTTCCTAACGAAGCTAAAGCTATTAAAGATAGAGGTGGTATTGTTATTAGGGTTGAAAGAAATAAAAATAAACATTTTATTTCAGAAGGAACTAAACCTAAAGGATTAGTTGAAGTAATAAGAAAGTTAGATAATGGTGAAGAAATAGAATGGACTTGTTTTTGGGATTATAATGGTTGGTATGATTCTTCAGGAGTTAATATACCAAATGTTTTAAAATGGGAAGATAAAATTGTAGAACACCCTTCAGAAACAGCTTTAGACAATCATAATTTCGATTATGTGATAGACAACAATGGTAGTATTGAAGAATTAATAGAAAAAGTTAAATCTTTAAATTTAGTCTAATGAAGAATAGTAGTCAGATTAAAAAGTATGTGACCAATTTTAAAGCAATACTAGCTATTGATTTTGATAGGACAATATGCATGAGCAATTATCCTGACTTAGGTATGCAGAGAAAAAATGCAGGCTTAGTAATAAGAAGATTTGTTGAGAATGGTTATGGAATTATAATAAACACATGTAGAGAGGGAATAGAATTATCAGATGCTATTAAATGGCTTCATAGAAATGATATTCCTTATCATTATGTTAATTGTAATTTTCCTCATATCATTGAGCAATACGGTGCAGATTGTCGTAAGATATCAGCAGACTTGTACATAGATGACAAATGTTTAAATGGACTTCCTAAATGGAAGAAAATTGAGAAATTAGTATCTAGGAAATTTAGCTAAAATCTTGCGTATGTCGCAAATTATTAGTACTTTAGTAACTTTAAAACATTAAAATAATGGCAGAAGATTTCTTCCTAAAAAGGAAAAAAACACCATCAATAGAGATTGATGATTATTCAGATTACAACAATGAGGATATAAAAAGTGATATGCACTCTTGTGGATTAAAAACAGATGATAGCTCAACATTTTCTGAAAGAAATGAATTATTCTTTGAGAGTGTGCAGAGTAATATGAGTTCAGCAGGTAAAGAAAGAAATCCTGTAGAAATTGCAGCTTCATCTTTAGAGAAATATTTCTCAGCTAGAGAAATAGCATTCTTACTTTCTAAGAGTATCTTAAAGAGTCTGATTGAAGAATCAAAAAAAGGAAAAAATAATAATTAATATTATGGCAAGTAAAATTTTAATCACTGGATACAGTGGGACAGGAAAAACTTTCTCTTTAGGAACATTAGATCCTAAAGAAACATTCATCATTTGTCCAGATGAAAAGGCACCACCATTTAGAGGATGGAAGAAGAATTACATTATGCAAGATTCATCTGGAAATTTCAATCCAAAGACATGTAATTACTTCAAGAATACAGCTTGGAAAGCAATACAGACTGCATTGAATTTTGTAGACAAAAATAGACCTGATATAAAAACTGTCGTAATAGACACTATTACATATGCAATGATTGCAGAGTTTATGGAAAAGGCTAAAACAGTAGGATATGCAAAGTTTACAGAAATGGGAGACAATGTGTATAAGACTTTAAAAATGATTGATAAATTAAGAGATGACTTAACTGTAATAGTTATGGCTCACACTGAAGTCAAGACATTTAATGGAGTTGATAGAACTGTATTTGGAGTTCCAGGAGGTAAATTAGTTCAGGATGTTGTTAAGCCTGAAGGAATGTTCAGTGTTATATTAGAGACTATAGTTGAAAAGAAAGGCAATGACGTTACTTATGGGTTTATGACTCAGAATAACACAACAAATATGGCTAAGAGTCCAGCAGATATGTTTGAGGGAAAAATTATTCCTAATGACATGAAAGCTGTTATTGAAGCTATAAGAGAATACGAAGAAGGCTAAGAGTCAAACTAACCAGCTTTCAATCGATGGGGTGAAATTCCCCATCATTTTTTTTAAAACAATTATTAACACAATAAATTAAGCAAAAATGAGTAAAAATGTGATTATCTTTGGAGCAAAGAAGTTTGGTGTATCAAATACACCTGTAGTAACAGCTAAGTATCCAAACACTGCTGTAGTAACAGTAGAGCCTTCAAAAGAAGGAGGAAGAAGTAGAAGAGTATTATTTAATGCTAAAGCTTCTGAAGTATTAAACCTTGAGATGTCAGAAGTTCAACAAATTGTATTTGGATTTGTAGAAGGAGAAACTATGGGTTTAATAGCAAACGCAAGTTTGTTAGGAAATGATGTTATGGAGTCTATGACTACATACAGAACATCTAAGAATAAAGTAAGTTTTGAATCCACAAAAGAAAGAGGTAAAGCTATCTCATCTTCAAGTATTGCTAATGAAATAGCAAACTATTATGGTTTAGATAATAGTGTTGAGAATGAATTTTCTTTAGAATCTTTTGACACAGATGGTGTTGAGTCTTTCTCTATGTCAGTAATGAAAAGTGAAGACTGTTGTGGTGATAAAGATTGTACTCAAGATGAAACTACTGATGTTAACATTAACGATCAAGTTATTGTTCAGGATGTTACTTTCGAAGAAGTACAACCAGAACAACCAGTTCAAGCTGTTGAGTCTAATGACAGTAATTTCAATATCCAGAGATCTGAAGCAGTTCAAGTTGAGACTGAAGGAAATTGGTAAGACTATTAGGCATTAAATTAATTATAAATTTTTAAATTTTTAAAAGAGTATGAATGACAATCAAAATGGCTTCGGAGCAAGTCAAGATGTACAGGAAGGACCGGTAGTAAAGTATTACACTGGAGTAGAGAACTTCAAAGTAGTAGCAGTTAACCCAACAAAAGCTGAGTTAGAGGCTATTTATGGAAGAGAATTAAATTTCACTCCAGAGTATATAGGAGAAACTGATGTTGAAGATGGAGATGGAAAAAGAACTGTACCACAATACAGAATTGACTTGTATTTAGCTAATGAGGATAACTCAATAACTACTAAGGCACAATTCTATATTGCTGATACACATCACTTATCTCAAAGTGGTAAGTACAAAGTTATCAATTCATTTGGTAGAACAACATGGTTGACAAAAGAAGAAGTTCAGACTAAAACTTTACCAGAAAACATGCAATGGTTTAATACGTCAGGATTGAAAGTTGCTAAAAGAGGTGAGGATCATTTAATTGACTTCTTAGTTAACTTATTGAATCTTCCATTCAAGATTGATGAATTATCAGATCCATCTGATGCTTTTGCTTCTATAAGTGCTCAGCAGTGGGCTAAAATCTTTGCAGGAGACTTAAGTTTACTTCAAGGAATCATCAATAATACAAACAATAAAATTGGAGTATTATTAGGTGTTAAGACTAAAGCTGATGGAAAATTAGTTCAGACTATCTATAATAGAAAGACTTTACGTCAGTACACTAAGTCTTCAACTAGAGCTGACAAGTACAAGTGGCTTAAGAAGGATTTAGTAAGTTCTGTAGCAGCAGGAGCATTCGGAAATGTAGATTTCGGAGTTGACTCTGAAACTGGAGAAGGTTCTTATGACGTTAAAGAATATGTTGTAGGTGCTACTAACATTACTGCAGACAATAGCAATCAATTAGATGTTTTTGAAACAGCAAGTGGAGCTCAAGATGAGTTTGTTAATGCAACAGATGACTGGATGAACGCTTAAGTAAAATTTAGTTTAATCAATAAAGGGTGTGACATTGTCATGCCCTTTTTTAATATCATTTATTATGGGATTTGGAAAGAGTAAAGATGTTAACATTAGATATGCAACATCAAAAGAATTATTTAAAGTAGTTTCTGGAGCACAAATATTTGATCATTATTTAGGAGGAATTCCTAAAGGAGCTATCAATAGCCCTCTAAGAACAGAAGTTAATCCTTCATTCTCTATATTTTATAGTGATGAATATGATCAGTTATTTTTTAAAGATTTCAAGACAGGTGAAAAAGGTGATGCCTTGATATTTGTAATGAGATTATTTAAGTACATAAAGTTAACAGATGCTATCAATCAGGTAGTAATTGACTTTGGATTGACACAATTCAGGTCTGATTCTATTGTACATTCTGCACCCAGAAGTAATGAGGTTAAAGACTTTGAGAAAATAAAGAAAATTCTAAGGAACAAAGTTGACATAAGAGTAAGAGTTAGAAGATGGAAAAAATGGGATAAAGAGTTTTGGCAGGACAGATTTGGGCTAAGTAAAGAACAGCTGGATCATTGTAATGTATATCCTATTTCTCACTTTTTTCTACAAGGACACTGTAGTGTTGCTGAAAAGCATGCTTATGTATTTGTAGAAGATAAAGATGGAGTTCAAACTTTTAAATTGTATCAACCTTATTCTAAGGGGCACAAATGGCTGAATAATAACAATTATTCAGTATGGGAATTGTGGACCCAATTACCTGATGAAGGTAATATCTGCATAATTGCAAGCAGTAGAAAAGATTCTATGGTTATAAAATCTTTATTTCCATCATCAATGATTACATCATGTTCACTTCAAAGTGAGTCTGTCAATCCTAAGCCTTCTGTAATGGAAGAATTAAAGAACAGATTTAAGCATGTGTTTGTAATGTATGATAATGATCAATTCAAAGAAACTAATGCAGGAAAATTAGCAGGTGAGAAACTTGCAAAAGATTTTGACATATTAGATATTTTAATACCTGATGTGTTTCAATTAAAAGATCCCTCTGACTTCAGGGAAAAACAAGGAGTTGAAAATACGAGAAATATGATTATTTCTCTAGTAAAAGAAAAAATAAAACAATATAACATTTAAATTTAAAATCATGGTTAGAACAATTGAAACTAATTTAGTTAAAAAATTAGAAACATTTAGAGTAATGGCATTAGGTGAAGCCACTAATTCACCAATATTATTAATTGGACCTCCTGGAGTTGCAAAGACTGCAGCTGTAATAGATTTTGCTAGAGCAAGATTAGGTGGTAAACTTGAAGGAGATGATTTATTCTTATTGGAGACTGATGAAGGAACTAGATCTAATGCTGTAAAAGGTAATATAGATTTAGAAGCGTTAACTACAAAGAATGAGTATAAAATTGATTCTCCTGTAGCTAAAGCTGAGGTTGTAGTTATTAATGAGATTGATAAAGCATCTGCTTCATTAAGAAACTCATTATTAGGTATAATGAATGAGAGAATCTTATTCAATGGAAAAGAAAGATTAGATTGTAAATGGAATAACTTCATTGCAACTTGTAATGAAATTCCAGATGATGAGGTAGGTTCTCCATTTTGGGACAGATTTTTAATCACTCACCAAGTGAACAGATTATCTCAGAACGACATGCTAAAGTATTTTGCAAAAGGAGGTAAGACTCACATGCAAAAGCACAGCATACCAATGCCAGATGAAACACAAATATCTGCAATAACTCTTAATCCAGACAAGATTCAGAAGACTTTAGATCAAGTTTACAAAAACTTATCTGATAGAGCTATAACTTTCTTACCTACAATGGTAAAGAATGTAATGGTTATATGGAAGCTAAGTGAAGACAAAGCTTTCATTAAGACTACTGAGTTGTTAGTTAGTAAAGAGGCGGCTAAGAATTTAGCTAAGAATTTAGTAGCTAAAGAGATTAGAGCAGTATATGACATTGTTGATACAATTGGTCAGTGTTCATCTACAGAGGACTACAATGAGAGATTTGATCAATTAGACAAAGCATTTACAGTGGCGAAAGCTTCAGGTAAATTATCTCAGTCAGATTTTGAAGACATTCAAAACAAAATTTCAGAAGAGGAAGCTAAATTATCATTCTTAAAAGATGATGATGAAGATATCCTAAAACAGTTTAATTAATAATACAAATAATATGAGTTTTTTTAAAAGAAGAACTGGTTCATTATCTGGGGGCTTAAATGCCCCTAGTTATGACCCTTTTAATAGATATAGTAACAATGGGAATGGAGCATTCGGATTCAGAAAAGACAAGCATGTTATAATCCCAGGTGTTACTAGTTATGAAGAGAGTAGACTTCGTAAAGTAAGAGATTATGTAAGTAAGCAAACAGGGCAAGATTGTGATTTACCACAGGAATTAATTAATGACGTTTACAGCATGTATGTAAATGAAGATGTTAAGAGAAGGCCCAAGAGTAATAACAATTCTGTTAGGCACCAAGTACTTGACAAAGTTTACAATTCTCTAACTAAGGTAGTAACAAAAGATTCACCTCTTTATACTCAAATTCTTACAAGAGAATTAGCTTTAGCACTTCAGAAAATACATGAAGATATTAAAGATAAGCAAGAGCAGCAAGGTAAATCACCTACTGGACTTGGAGATCCTCAAGATGGAGAAGGAGAGGGTCAAGGTCAAGATGGTGGAGATGGTGGAGATGGTCAAGATCAAGGTAGTGGTGATCAGAATAATGATTCTGCTGGAAAAGGTGATGGAAGTTCAACAAGAGCTTCTTATGACAAAGATGTTCAGGATGCATTAGATAAAGCTGAGAATAATATTCAAAAAGCAATGGATGATGCTGATGACAAGATTAAAAAGATGGAGGATCAGTTGGGTAAAGAAGCAATGAAAGATTTAGCTGAATCCGAGCCAGAATTTCTAGAAAAAATAGATGACTTGAAATATGCTCTTGCAAATGTTTCAATCAATAAAGAGAGCATTGGAAAGGTACTTGAAAAAGTACTTAATGAATCTCAAAACTATTTTTCTACAAAATTCAATAGAATTGAAGAGTCTTTATTTGACTGTGAAGAGTGTGAAGATTTATTTGGATTAGAATTTCTACATCCAGTATTTAAGAATGCTAATCTTATGGATATTGGTAATGAAACTAGAGTCTACAAAGGTAAAATAGATTTATTTCTAGATTGCTCAGGCTCTATGAGTTCTACTGAATATTTTGAAGGTACAAGAATCAGAATGTCTGACCTTGTTAAAGGTATAGCCATGGTTCTATTCAGAATGGGGATGATTGATAATCTATATTTCTTTGATAACAATCTTTATAAGATTGAAAATATCAATGAATTTAGTATTCTTTCATTTTCTAGATCCGGTGGAACTAATTTTGAGAAAGTTATAGCAAAAATTAAGGAGAATGGAAACAATTCTGTAATTATTACAGATGGTGAAGACAACTGTGCTACTTATGACAAAAGAGCTTTTTGGGTAGGAGTAGGAGGAACAAAATTTAAGAGTTACTATAGTGATTCTGATAAAGATAAGTTCCCTGCATACAGAGCAAATAAGCAATGTGTAACTTATAATTCTAGTACAAGTAATTTTGATTACTGTACTGAAAAATCTAAATCAACATATTAATATGGATATAGAAAGAAAGAGCACATTAGATCCAAGTGAGCAAATGATTTTCATACCGGGAAATATACCAAGTTTGAAGAATAGTAAGGTGAAAACAGCAAGGGGAATATTCAGTTCCCCTACTGTTAACAAATTTTTAAGGTCTATAGGAATACAGAAATTTAACTCTCGTAAGAAAGAAGTTAAAGGATATGTAGACTTAACTAGGCCTAATCAATTTGAAGCATTTCGTGCAAAGTTTGCACAAATGAGATTGGGTAAGGGTGATCCATTAATAATAGGATATCACCAAGTGAGAAATAGTAAAAGATTATTTGATTTCAGTAATAGTGTAGAGTTAATTCAAGATTTGATGACTGCTCATGACTTTATTGAAGATGATAATGTCAAGTATGTATTTCCTGTACCCATGAGTGTAGATGGTAAATTAATAACAGAATCTAACCCAAGAGCATTTCCACTTTATAGTGTTGACAAAAATGCTCCAGGTTGTTGGATAAAAATCTTTTGAGTATGACTGTAAAATTAACTCCACAACAGATTAAAGAATCTAGGGAGAGAAAAATGATAGAAGATAAAAGAAAAGTTGACGTAGTTTATGTCCGATATGGATTTAGACAGAAGGCAATCACTTTGGCTGAAACATTAAATGATCAAAAAGAAATATGTAGTTGTGAATCATATGTTATTCAGTATGAAGATAAGAATGGAAAAGAATGTTCCATTCATGGAATATATCCTGAAGACTATGTAGACCCTTCTCAATACCATATGTTCGATGATTAAATATCAAACAACCAAAACCTTGGTTACAAAGCCAAATAATAATAGTGCTAATGCAATTGCTCCTAATCTAATTTACGGATGTTTTGGAGGATGTGTTAGCACATATTGTTATATGTCAAGGCATAATGGAAAAAGAATTTTTGTCAATCAAAATGTAATGGAAATTGTAAGTTCTGTTTTTCAATGGGCTAAGGACTATGTTAAAGTTCCTGACCAACAAGACCCTATCTATAAAATGGTAGATGTAGCATGTAATACAGATTTAGTTCTTATGCAGAAACATTGTCCTATACCTCTTATAGATTATCTTAAAATGTATGACGATCATCCTGAAATTAATACAACTATGGCTACTAAATATCCTAGTTTATTAAAGTTAGATGTTAATTATTTTAATAAAAAACCAAGAGTTAGAGTTAGTCTTATGCCTCAAGAATATTCTAATATTTTAGAGCCAAAAATGCAAAGCATAGAATCTAGAATAAAAGATATAGAAAGATTAAAAAAGCTAGGTTGGGAAGTACACATTAATTATTCACCAGTTATTATTTACAAGAACTTTAGAACAGAGTATAGAAACTTATTTAGTCAAGTAAAAAACATAGCAGGAATAAATAAATGTGAGGTAATATTCTTAACTAATCATCCAAATCAAATGGAGAGAGTAAATGGATTAGCATCAGAAATGATGTTTAAATCTAATCAAGTTAAGAATAAAATGGGTGTTATGAGATACCCTTTAGAGTATAAGTCAAAAGCAATTCAAGTATTTAAAAGTGAATACACTGAATTTTTTAACTTAAACACAATTAGATATATATTTTAAAATTTAAAATTATGAGTAAAAAAGTAGAAGATTTCATAAAGAAAGAGAAAGAAATGTTAGATAGAGCAATTGTTGCAACTCCATCAAGAGGTTACTTGGAAGATTTTGCAATTGCAAATAAAGGTTCAAATGATATCTTGTTAATGCAATTTGCTATTAATTTCGGATATAATCTTGCTTTAGATAATATCAAGGATTCATTAAAAAATAGAGATACATGATAAATGGCAATTAATGATCACAACCTTAAGTTGACGGAACAACAGTACAGAGACTTAGAACTCCCTTCATATTCTATGCTATCTTCAATAGAGCAGCATGGAGTTGATGTAATAAAGGGAGATAAGATGAATTTAAATCTTAAGTTTGGAAGTTTGGTAGATGTAATGTGTTTTGAACCACATAGAGTAAAAGATTTATTCTATAAGGGTAACGCAGTAAAAGTCCCAACTTCTACACATAAGAAAGTAGTAGATGGAGTAATTGATTCAGTATTGAACAGTAGCAAAAAGAAACCTAGCTCAGGAATAGGAGAGCTTAAAAGAAAGATAGGCAAAACTAGTTCATCACTTAAGGATTACAAGCAGAAAGTAATAAATGGATGTATAGCAAATAAAGTGTTAACAAGTCTATCTGACGATGTTAAGTTTGATAGAATATTTGCATCAAGTCAGGATTATTTTAAAGATAAAATACAATCATCAGGTAAGATGTTAATCAAGCCTGAAATGTGGGCTTTAGCATTAGAGGTTGTTAAAACTTTAGAGACTCATTTTTTCACAGCAAAATACTTTGCTAAGAATGTGAAAGATATAGAGATAATATATCAATATAAGTTTGATACAAAAGTTAATGGAAGAAGATGTAAGGGTATGCTTGATTGTTTAATAATTAATCATGCTTTAAAACTTGTAATACCTGTTGACCTTAAAACTGGTGAAATTCCTGCAAAGAATTTTCCTCAATCTTATACTGGATACAGATATTATATTCAAGGAGCTTTATATAGAGAAGCCTTGAAAACTATTATATCAGAAGACTTTGAGTTGATGGAATATACAGTCCAACCATTCGAATTTGTTTACATATCTAAACTAAATCCTTTTAAACCATTGGTGTTTATAGTAGATGATGAAATGCATCAAGCTGCTTTGGATGGGTTTACAGACATTCATGGATATAACTTTAGAGGAGTTCATTCCCTTTTAGAAGATTATTATGGGTGTGTTGAAGATGGATTTTGCAACTACATAGAAGAAGAGCTACAGGTAAAAGGTAGAATAGTAATTGATAAAAAATCCATTTGTAGATGAAAAATGAAGTAAGAATATCAATAGTTCCTAATAAAAGCAAGACTTATTTATTACCAATCTTGGATGAGCAAGTAGAATTTAAATTTAAAGAAAATTTATTGAATTCTTATTGTTCATTTAAAGATAATGATGAATTATTTTGTGTTTTATATAATTGGAGTAGTAGTCCTGAGTTCCTTAAATTTGAAGGGCTCATTATGGAACACCATTTATTTGAGGGACATCAAGACTATGGAGATAAAGTGTTATTTAAATTTAGATTACCAAAGAGTATTAGTGACTCTAGAATTAGAATGTTTGCGGGAGAGTTAAAGAAAATTGACCCTAACCATAAGAAACTAATTGTAAGTGAGTTGAGGAAGAAAGGAGTAGCTAATTTAAATAAAATAATACAAATACTCGATAGCAATAGTAAAGTAACATCAACTTTACCAGAGAAGAAGAAGGAGGTTTTTATGAATCACCTTAAAATTATGTCTTATAAAGCAGATGACTTTATATATGATGGGCGTTAAAATATTATGGGGAGATAAATCTCCCTATAATAACTAATTTATTATTAACAATAACAATAATTATCAAATCATGGAATTAAGAAGAAAACAAAAAAAAGAAGTGCAGGTAGGTGATTACTGCAAAATTAACAATCAATTCAGAAAAGATTTTTATCAAGATGAAAATGGATTTGATCATAAGTATGAATCTTATGGTCGTAATGATAGAAATAAATCTTTAAAAATATTAGATGTCACTAATTTTATAATTATAGAGTCTATATTTGGAGGAAATAAAAAGGCTTTAGTGCCTTTAACATTAAAAGGTCATGATTATTATGGAAAAGCTATAACAAAATTTCTTAAAACAAGAAAGTTTTTCTATATTAACGACAAGTATTTGGAGCCTGTATCCTCAACGTATGCAACAAAAGAAATGTATGACAATAATCATCCAGATCTAAATGAGAAGATAACTGAGTTTTTAAAGAGTCCATTTACTGCTAAAATTTAAAAATATACACCATGAGTATTAGACAAAAAAGACTAGCTGAAAAAAAGGAAGAAGCTGACATTGAAAGAAGATTTCTTGACAGAAATGTTAAAGCTATGTCATTTTGTAACAAACATGGATTCTATGTATATGCAGCAGCTCAGGCTTCTCAAAACAATAAAGTAAAGGTATTCAAGCAAAGAGGTGAGAAATTTCTCGCAGTAAGTGAGGAGCTTTTTGACCAGAGTGAAATAAAAGAGGTTAAAAAATATTCTGCCTTAATTGATATTACCTATGAAAAAATGTACCTTAAAATGAAAGATAAGGTATAACAATATATTAATTAGTGATTTGATTAATATGTTATGTTGATAAAACCCTGTATAAAATAATTATACAGGGTTTTTTATTGCTTCCTATTGGCAATTTTTTTTTAACTGTCTTGATTAAAAACTCATTCCTTCAAGAAAACTTAATGAATCTTCTATATCTTTTTCTAATTGAGAAAATATAGGAGTAGCTTTTAAAGTTTTAACCCATAATTTATTTCTACCTTTTTTGGGTCCTTGCTGATATTCTTCATAAGGACTTACAGACTGACTAATCACTTGAAATATTCTATTTGCCATACCAATAGATGCTGTAGGTGTTTTGGCTATTTTGTATGCTTCCATAGGATTTAGTATAGATGAAAGCTCTGAAAGTTGTCTTCTTAAAATATATCTTGTCCAAAGAGTTTCATCTTCATCTTCTCCTTCAGCTTGTAAATCTAATAAAGTATAAGAGGTCCATGTTAATGCAATAAATGATAATTCAGATAAAGCTTTTCTTACATTAGCAATTTCCATAGCACTCATACTTTCTTTTCCTTTAATAACTAATTGCCATTCCATTTTTTTAATAGCAGGAAGTAATATGTTTTTAAAGAATCTAACTGCAGTTACATAATATCCTTCTTTATGACCTTTTAGATCTTGAGAATAGAATTGATTAGCTTCTCCGAATTCTTTATTCATTTCTGAATAACCTTTCCATCTTCTTTGATATGCAGGTATCATCCATTTTCTTAAGAAGAATAATAATTTACCCCAGAAATGTTTTTGAGCAGCAGCTGCAATCTCAGGATCGTAGTTACCTTGTAAATCTATAATCTTATTTTTAATAAGGTTTCTAGTCTCTACTAATATATCTGCCTGAGTCCCAGTTCTGGTAAATGTTGTTGACTGGACGAATGGACTTAGTGTCATAGATATTTCACCAGTCTTTTCATTACGCTTAAATTGAATCATCTCGTCAAGAGATGCTGCTTTCTTCTTATCCTTTACAATTTTACCATTCTTATCAATGAATTTTCCTTGCGGGCCCATTACTTTGATACCTTTCATAACAGCATACATTGTTTGAGCATGCATCATATGTTCACCAGCTTTTGCCATAGGTCTAAGATTACTCATATTGAATGAAGACTTGACTTTATTCTGATTCTCAAAGTTACTTTGTAATACTTTATTCTCACCAGTAACATTCAGGAAGTTCATAAATAGATTAGTTCTTGAAGTGTCAACATTATTACCCATGTCATTTAAGATATTTCTCATATCTGCCCAATAGGTTTTTCTAGCTGAAAGATAATCCTTAACGCCAAAGTGCTCACCACCTAACGCCTCAATATAGATTTGAATACTACCTGCCGTATAGTTCACAATAGAGTTTGGAAAGTTACCAACTAATGATGTCATACCGGAATATCTTAACCAAGTATTTGTAAGCTTATTCACATCCTTACCTCCAATTTCTCCTGCATACTTGGATTTAATACCATAAATTCTTCTCTCAAGAATATCCATAGCTTTTAATACATCTCTGTATTCACCATCATTTCTATTTTTGTATACATTAGGCTGTATTATATCTCCATTTGCATTCTTAATCTTTACATTCTTATGTAATTTAGAGGTATTATTAGAGCCTGAAACATCTTTAACCTTTCTATTCTTCATTACGTCTAATATAATCAAGAAAGTCTTCTCCATTTCCTTCTTTTCCTTGTGTTCTTTTGCAGCAGCAAGGTTAGCTAATGTGATTGTGTGTAAATCTATACTTTGTTCATTAGAGTCCTTTAATTTGCCTCGGAATTTTACAGGCACTCCCTGTTGAATAGTATTAGATATATCAGTAACAACTTGAAATCTTCTTTCTTTAACATTAACACCCTCAGCAGACTCATATTCAAAAGATTCATCAGCCTTAACTCTACCTATATCAGTAAGCATATCTCTAAATCCTCCAGTGATTTCACCAGAAGTTACTCTCTGAGTAAAAGTTTTTGTCATGGTTGGAAGTTTAATAAACTCTGCACCATATTCATTTTTTCTTAATCTAGAATTATTACCAGTTAAGCCATCAGCTTGTCTAGCTTTCTTTTTTAAGAATTGAAGATGAGTCAATTGAGCAGATGATAATTTATCATAAGCTTCATTCTTCCATTTATCTTTAATTACACGAGCACCCTTCTGATTCTTTTCAGTATTTTCAAACTCCCATTTAGCCAATTCAGAAGTAGCAATAGCTTCAGCTACTGTCATAGTTTCTGTAGCCCCATCTTTTGTTACAGTAACATGCATTGAACCATCTTCATGCTCAATTTTTACTTTATCCTTAGGTCCCAAATATAGTCCTTTTGCATTTTTAGCCCCTTCTATTTTGTAATAGAGTTTGCCATCTTTACTTTTAGTGAGTTCTATATCTTGATACATCTGGCCATCCTGAGCCTTATATATATCTCCTTTTAATTTATTATGAGCCTCTATGAAATCAGGCTTATACCTGGAAGTAAAATAATGGTCACCATTTTCAGATACAGTGTACATATTCTCATACTTCTTCTCCATATTGTTAGACTTACTAACATCCTCTAAGAATTTCTTATGCTCAGCATCAAATACACCAGCCTCAGATTCAGAGAACTTTTTTATAGTAGTATCAACTCCGTCCACAACTTTAGATAGTATCTGAATATCTTTAGAGTTTGCATTCTTTTCACTGTAGAAATTAGCAGCCATTGTATCTAAGTCATAATCTAACTCTAAAGCTCTAACCTCAATTCTTGACTTAGTCTCACTTCTAATTTCATACTTATCATTTTGTAAGTTCTCATAAATGTGCTCCTCAAGAGTTTTACCAGATTCTTCTAATTTTAAATCATTATATTCTTTTATATATCCGTCAATATACTCCTGCTCAACAGAATTATCATTGGCAGATATAAATGACACATATCTTTTTCTCTGAATATTAAGAATCTCTTTATTTGCTGCAGCTCTTCTTCCCTGAACATCTCTCATTTTGTCAGAGATATCTTTAGCATCTTCAGGAGATATTTCACCATCTCTTTCCATAGATACCATAAGTGATTGAATATCATCGACAGTTTCAAATGCATAATCCCATCTAGCTATTTTTACTAGTTGATTATTTTTCATTGAAACTCCATTCTTACTTTGCTCAATAGTTTTTTCTAGTGATGTCAATTCTTTCTCAACCCATTCTACATATTTATATAGACCTAGCTTTTGATCAGTATTGTATAACTCTAGTAATTCTTTCTCAGCATCTTTTACCCTAGAATACATTGTTGGGCCCAATTGCTGAGCAGTCTTTTCACTCTTCCAAGCTTTAGTATCACTAGGGGAATATTCAGTAACAGCACTATTAATCCTAGCTAATAGACCTCTGTAAGTTTGCTCAATCTCAGTAATTTTCTGTGTAGTATTAGATTGTTTTGGCTTGCCTTCTTGCTGCCCCGTAGGGGTAGCTAACTCTTGAATCTTCTCTGAAAGCCCAATTGTCAAATCACCTTTAATTTCTTTACCTGATAGAATCTCATTGGCCATGGCCTTGATTTCATCTCTTGGAATACCAAAAGTTCTATTAAGATACCCTAAGAACCAGTCTTTAAATACCTGCCATCTAGTAACATCATCTTGATTATCCCAAATATCTGCACCTTCTCTACCAATAGCAGTTGTTATCAATTCCTTGATAAACATCTCTTCATTTAAATCAGGATATAATTCTCTAACTTCAGCCTCTAATTGAGTTCCTTTCAATTGTTCGTAAGCTTTCTTTATTCTTGTATTCTCAATACCATTGGGTAAAGAATCAACAAATACGTGTCCAAATTCGTGAATGGCAGTTTCTCTGAATAGAGAGTTTGGATTAACCATAATAACAGGCTTACCTGCTTTTTTAGTCTTTGGGTCATTTTTTCCTAGAACATGAGCATTATCAATATTCTCATCAAAAACAATTTGAACATTCATAGCCTTTTGCAGTTGTTCAGCTTTTGCATCAAACTGCTCGATATCTTCTTTTGTGTATGCTTCACCCCTATAGAAATTCTTAGGACTATACTTCTTTAAGATATCAGGATCTGTAGAAAGAACACTTAAAAGTTCATTCTCACTATTGTACTCTTTCCCTTTGTATTCAAATTTACAACTCATTATTCACAACCTTTATCTGTTATATCCCCATCTTTTTTAAGTTGAGGCAATTTACTTAATAATTCTTCCATACTCATTATCTTAGACTCATCAATATAGTCTCCATCAGGAGTTACATCTGCAGAAGCATCGTCAAAGAATGCACTACTTTTTAATGAATAAGCTTGAGCGTCTTCCATCTCATTTACAATCTGTGAGCTCTCTTCTGAAGACTCAATAGCTTCTACATTTACATCATCTCTAGATTGAAATGAATTAAGCTTCTCTTTTATTTGACCTTGCAATGTAGGGCTAAAATTGTTAACATCCAAAACTGAGGATTTAATTTCCTGACCCATAGCATATTCAGATATTTTATTTTTTCCTGAAGTGTGTCCTAATTTAGATACTCTAATCCAGTTAATATGATCACCTTCATCACCATCTCTACCTTCACTCCCGTAAATATCATCAGCCCTTTTAAACAAGTAAGTAAAACCACCAATAACAATAGACATGTATTGAGTATCAACTTTAGATTTACCTATCATTTCTTCAAAGATATCTTGCCTTATAGTGAACCCAGCATTCATATCCGCTATAGACATTCCTTCTGGTAATTTAAATACAGTTGGGACAATGCTAGGATTATCAGCATTGTGTCTAGCAATCTGATCTAATAAATTCAGGTCAGATACATTTATTTTCAAGAACCCAAACATCTTATTAACATCTCTGTTCATACCCAAATCAGTCATTATTTCCTGAGGGATATATGTGTAGAACTGGTTAAGATTTGGTTGAAATCCTGATTGAGTAAATGCATATCTGGCCAAATCTATTGCTAAATCTCTAGTCTCATCACTATGATATAAATCTAGCCATCCTCTGTGAATATTATTTTGATATTCTGCAGGCTTATTCTTATTGTTTATACCTATAAATGAAAATACCTTAGGACCTACTACTCTTAAGTCTATTTCTAGTTCATCTATCAAGAAATTACCTGGAATCTTCTTCATCTTAATAATCTTCTTAGGAGTATTGTCAAATACATTATTGAAATCAGACCTGTTATTTTTAAACATGTTAGTTCCTGACATCAAGTAGCTGTAATAGAAATTATTAAGTGACTTAGCCATATCTAGATTAGTCAAATAATTTCCTTTTCCAAGATGTCTATTCAGATTCCCTAGAGTTTGATCATAATAAGTACTACCGGTAAGTAATATATCACTATTACTAAGTATCCTTTTAACCCAATCCAATCCATTAGCTTTATACGTACCTGCCGCAGTCTTGTCAAACTTATCTTTATAACCAAACATAGTTTCACTATCCATAGCCTTGGTAAGTTTTTCTATGTTTACATTTAATTCAATAGGACTTAATCCCCCTGCATTTACATCTACTTTTGCAGCAATAGTTGCAGATGTTACCTCTCTTCCAATCTTATCGTAATATAAAAATGCGTTAAATATTGCAGCATCTATTCTATTGTTTGTTTTAGCTCCCTTACTTGCATTTATAATATTGTCCTGCATCTCTTTAGTGGATATTTTTCCTATTTTAGATACAGTTTCCTTATTGGTATAGTTAGGTTTAATATTATAAGTCTCTCTTATATAAGTCTCAGGGTCTACCTTTTTACCATTTAGTAAAATAGGCTTACCTGATATACTTTCAGATTGCTTCTTAAGTTTAACATACTCTTTTAATACAGGCTGTCCAACAAGTCTGTTCACAGTTTTCAAGGATACACCAGATCTTATCAGCATAAATACAGCATTGGCTGTTACATCATTATGGTTACCTCTAGAAATATATGGGTCCTTTGCAATATCAACATATGCATTTAAGAACTCTGATAATATTGCAGAAGTACCTTTACTTTGATCAAGTCTATTTACTTTGTCAGTCATTCCATCTAACCCAATAGCTCCAACAATACCTACATCAAGTGTTTGATTAGCTACATGATCAACTAATTGATTTGCAGTTAATCCAACACCAGTTTTACCAGACATGTAATTTCTTTTTACTTCTAGTTGGTGAATTGGGTCAAACAACTGTAAGTTAGTTGCAGGAGACTCTCTGTGCAATAAATTGATATCATCTTTCAATAGAGTAGAGTCAATTGACCTCATCATATTGTCATAAGTGTGCTCACTCTGAAGTATATCTTGATACAATTCAATCAATACATTCTGAGAGATAGCTTTTTCAAGAGAATCTTTTCCTTTATAGAATTTTTTATTGTCAGTGGTAAGAGTTTCTAGTCTATTAGATTCAGTATTGTAAACTAAACTAGGAACCATTATAAACATCTTATCAATATCAAAATCACTACCAGTCTTTGCAGGGATACCATCATAACCTATAATACTATCTCCCATTTCAGGAGGCAATATACCTACAACTTCTAGAGTATCATTAGATGACATTCCCTGGTTAGGAATCCTGTATCCAACAATTTCTCTTGCTTCTTTTTGATTAAATAATTCCTTCCATTGAGCGTCAGTTATTTTGCTGATATCGCTGAATTTAGGATTCTTTTTAATTAATTCTTTAGCTAATGACATTGGTATCATAGCTTGTCCCGGAAGAGTTCTAGCTACACCAGGCTCTCTTCTAGGGGGCAATAGGCCTTCTCCATTATAATTGTCAGATATAATTTTAATACCAGATTTTTTAATCTTATCATTTAAAGCATCTTTTTCAAAATAATCAACCCAATAATCAGATACATCTTTTCCTTTTAAAATATCACTCTTTAATAATTCTATCTTTTTTAAAGTAGAATCATAAACTGATTTAGATCCATTTAATACAAATCCTTCAACATATCCTGTCTTTGTAGAATTGTCTGGATTTACAGTAATCTTATATTCTTTTCCTTTTAATGTCTTTATCGTTAATAAAACATTATCTTCCCTTTCTAATATATCTGTAACTATAGCTTTATATTCACTTAAATTGTCATCATTAGTTATAGTTAATACATCTCCAATATTTGTTGTTTTTTCACTTTTTAATACATCTCTTAATTCAGACAGCTCTTTCTTTTTATTAGAGTTTTCTTCTAATTTTCTATAAGCTTTTGCTTGATTATAAGCTTTCTCTATAGATTCTCTATCTAAATTGTCAATTTTTTCTTGAAGTGATCTTGAATTTACAGATGATTTCAATTCATCTAATGGTATTTCTTTTAAGATGTCTTCTGTAGTTATATATTTCTTTTCATTACCCAAAACAGTTTGAATACCAAATGGTGATACCTGAATAAATGATCCTCCTTGGGTTTGAATCTTAATAAGCTTTCTCTTGAACATAGTCATCAAGATACTGTCAACTCTACCTCTAATTTGAGGTATAGCATCAAGTGCAACTCTAGACTCAAGAGCATCAATTATATTTTCATTACCACCCCTGTCTTTAAATTCTTTTATTAAAGCATTATAGAGTTTGTCTTTATTAGATATCTTTCCATCTTTAATATCAAGCTCTTCTGAAATTTCTTCTTTACCAATATTAGATAAATCAGATACAGCATTATGTATTCTCTGAAGTAATACAGCTCCTTCTATTTCATTACCATTCTTATCTACATAAATATCTTCCTTATTTAAAGAGTCAAGAATATTTTTCTGTATTTGAGAACCTACATCAGTCTTCTTCATAGTTTTAACAGGTAAATCCTGTTGTAACTTCCAACCTTTGTTAGATAACTTGCTTGGGTTTAAATCAAATTCTTCAAGCAATTCTGTAGAACCTTCTTTATTAATAGATGTTGGGCCCAAAGCTCCAACTTTTATACCATCAACTGTAATAACTTCATGAATCTCATTATTAGGATCTGCCGTCATTTTATTATAAAGCTTTTCCATCTCAGTTCCATTAACCATTGAAGGAACTAATACAGCTTGAGAGTATTTCAAGTAAGTTGGGATACCTCTGTTAATTTCAAAGTATACACCTTTAAGTGGTTGAGCTGCAAGTTTGAGTTCATGTTTCTTCAACTCTTCACCCTTCATCATTTTATCAAATACACTGTCATGGGCAGGACTCCATTGGCCAAGACCTTGCTTAAGAAATTTCCATCTGTTTGGAGTAATCCAAGCTTGAGCATCTGTAGTATTTACTCTTTCATATGCATCAGCAATAGATTTATCTTTAACAGATTGCTTAATCTTGTCTACATACTTAGAAGCAACTTCTACACCATCAATAATAGCTGCATTAAATGTTAAGTCAGCATCTTTCTCTAAATAGAGTTGTAATCCATCAGTATAAGTAGCAGGAATTCTCTTAATTAAATCTGCACCATCCTTATAGTAAGCAGGATCTCCTGAGAACATTTTAGTGTATTCCACAGTGGAGATTAATCCATTCATAATATAGTCACCTGCAATGGCAGTCATATTACCATTGTAAGCTTTCTTAATTCTAGTGTCTATTGTGGCAGACTCCTCCAATAATTTCTTTGCATCCTTAACCCTTTTCTCTAGAGACTCTTTAACATGTTTAGTCAATATATCTCTTTGAGATGGAGTTAATCCAGTACTTCCTTTTGGGGCAATAGGTCTTCCTTTAGAATCATAAAGAATAGACATTACATCCTGAAGCTTTGGATCAGAACTTCCTGGATTAAATTCCGGAAATAACTGAGACTTCAATCCATTTACATTACCAGTGTGATAATGTTTAATTAGCATATTTCTAGGAAGAGTATCTAGCTCCTCAGATACTTTAATCATTCTTGAATACTCATCTTCAAAATAATCTAAAAGTTTACTGACAGAAGTATCACTTATTCTAGTTGCTCCTTTTATTTCAGTAATCTTAGAATCAAACATTTTGATTCCTTCAAACTCTACTCTTCTAGATTTGTCTGCAGCAACGATAGAAGGAAAATAGGATTTGCCACCCTTTAACTTGCCTCCTAATAGTTTGTTTATGTTGTCATTTAATTGGTCCTCAAATGATATCTTAGTGTTATCTACACCATCATTCTTACCAACAGATTTATATGAACTAGCAACTCCAGATTTAAATTTCTCTAGTCTTTCATTAGATTTTTTTAATCTAGCATCCTTGTCTTTTATATCAAATGCAGCAAGATGTCTTATCCAGCCTGAATTTGTATTGTATGGTAATCTAGCCAACTCTTGTAATTCCTCAGGATTAGCTTTCCATTCATTTAATTTATTTGAAATATAAGTGGGATTAGCATAAGCAAAGTAGTTCTTATTATTGTTGGCCAATATACTTGACTCCCCTATATCAATCATTCTTAATGATACTGCTTCTGCAAATTTCTTTACAACAGCTTCTTCTTTGAATGGATTAAATAGTCCATCAGCTGAATTGAAATTAGCCTTCTGGCCAATATGCTGATTAACTGTAAATAATAGACCCTTTATCAAATCTCTTACTGCAGTGTTCATTTCAGGAGTACCACCATTAGCTTTTATGTAATAGTTCACATCTTCAGGAATAACACTAGTCATTCCAAGATTATGCATTTCAGCAGTTAATGACTCTGCAATTTCAGTATAAAGATCATCTGTAGATAATTTATCTTCATTAAGCAGTTTAACTCCATTATTAAATGACTCAGATATTTGCTTAATATTCTCTCCAACAGCAAGTACTTTCTTTTTATTGTCATTGGTGAGTGTCAATGATGTTGGTAAAAACTTCTCCTTAAATACAATTCCCCATTCAGAAATTATTTGACTCTCTCTACTATTAGTAGAGGTAGCATTTATTACTTTGAATTGATTGGACTTAGGATTAACCTCAGTAACATAGTAGTTAATCTTAGTCTTAGAAAATGCTTGAACAAATTCGTATACTTTATATCTATCATTCTGACTCAATTCAGTAAGCTTTTTTAATAATTCTTTAGCCCATGGCTTAGCTATTGACAACTTTTCAAGTTCAGCACGCATTTTCATGTATGCATTTTCAATACCGGAAGGTCCAACCGTTGTTACCGTGTCAGATAATCTAGGAAAAAGTGTTTCCCATATCTCATTAAGAGATACAAATCTTGGCACATTTAAAAAGTCTGACATGTTATTAGTAGTAACCCTTTGTTTAGTCTTACTTAATTTTAATGAATAAGCATCTGCTTCTCTTTCGTCAGTAATTCTTGTATCTTCAGCCATGAATTCATCAGTAGCAGGATTAACAAAACTATAGTATCCTTCATCATTAAGAAATACCTCAACATCACTATAACCAATATCATCTTTAACATTGGTAATTTGAGATAATAAAATCTTTGTATTTATTGTAGCTGAAGCTTTAGGGTTTACAGTAGCATACTCAATCATATTAAGCCCACCACCTTTTTCATTATCTTCTTTAGCCACTTCTAACTCTTCAACAGATGTAATTTTCTCACCAAGAGCTTCAACAGCATATATAAGTTTGTCAGCAAATTCTTCAGAGAATTCTTCAACTCTATCTATATTGTTTAATAGTATGTCAGCATCTTCTTGACTTAACTCTTCATTTAAAAAGCTAGCCTCTACTCCTCCTTTATATCTTTCAACAGCTCTTTTTACTAGTGACTCTACAGAGCTCTTGTCTTTATTTTGTGACTGAAATTTATTTAATGATTTGGCACCACCTTCTTCAACATATACATACAGCAAGAAATCTGTAACATCCTGAACTTCTTCAGGAGAAAAGTTTTGTCTGAATCCATCTTTAAGTGGCATCCTAGTACCATCAGCTAATTCAAAATAATACTTTTTTGTAACAGGATTCTTGAATAATTCAGGCTCACCACTAGGTAAAGTTTTACCCATAGGAACTTGATCCTCTACATTGTTATAGTTCTTTTTCCAGTCACCAAATTTATTCATAAATGGCTCGCTTATAATTCTATCATAAGCATCTTTTGCCTGATCAAAATTGTCGTTAAAAGCTACTAATAGTTGTGGGAATAAAGATGAATCTTTCCCATTTGCATCATTTAATATTTTACAAGTACTCATAATTTATTTTTAACATTGATCAGTCTTAGACTCTTTAGTCTTAGGACTACTACTTAAACTCTTAGAACCAATTACAGATTTAACATTTCTTCTTCTACCTGTTATATTCTTCTTCAAAGGTACAGATTTTTCAGAAGGTTTGCTAGTTTGGGTATCATCAACTTTTGATACTGCAGGTTCAACTACATTTCCTTGTTCAGATTTTTTCAATTCTTCTTGGTATCTAGCCATAACTTCCTCTTTTGAATTCATTAATTCATACTGATCACTATTAATATCTGTAACACCTGGCTTGAAGTATTTAGCTCTATTTATAGTGGCTGTTTTACCATTAACCATTGCCATTACAGGTTCTTCTAATAAAGCTTTATCTGATAGATTTATTCTAGTCTCTATATCTGCAGTCTTTTTACTAGGTTGCTTAGGTTGTAATACAACTTTAGGAGCAGGTTGTGCTGTTCCTAAATTAAATCCTATTGATTCAAGTACTTTTTTACTTGCTCTATCTTTTGAGTATTTTATTATATCTCTGTGTAATGATTCTAGTACTTCACCTTTAGTACCTGCAGATCCATTAAAGAAACCTGATAAAGGAAAAACCTTTTTAGATTTATTATCTATTACTGTCCAACCTCTTTGAGGCTCCTTGTGTGTAAATAAATCAACATTTGGCTGACCATTTATTACAATAGATGTTCCCTTAACCCCAGAACCATCATGTAAAGTGAAAATTTCTACTTTACCTTTTTTAAAACTTAAGTCTTTTTCTTCTATATTTTTCTGAACCTCACTACTTTGTTGTGTTGGTTTTGAACTTTTCATTGATAATATTCTAATTAAATCATCAATAGAAACTTCTACTGTTTTTAGTCTACTTGTATTGCCAGATGAAACTGAAGAAAAATTTGTATCTAGTAAACCACTATATTCATTTTTAAAATTCTCTACAAATCTTTCAGGAAAATTTAATTTAGAAATACCAGAACTTTTTAATCCTTTTAATGTCCCAAGTGTAATGTTAAATCTATTATCTACTATTACTTTAGATTTAGACATATTAGCTACATCAGACTCTAAAAATTTATTCCATAGTATGAATCCTTGTGGGTTAGGTATATAAATATTATCTGAATCTAAATCTCTTTTCTGAAAATCTAAAACTGCTGTAGTTTTATCAAATAATGTTTTTCCTTTATTATTTACAGCTATAGTAAATTCATCATCGTTAACTTTTTTAATTTCTAAATTAACATCTTTTAATTCTATAGTTTTAAAAGGAACCTTACCAATTTTAAAAGTTTTATTTTTTAATTCCTTGGTTATTTCTGTTTCTAAATTTGATTCTAAAGTTGTAACCTCACTACTTTGTTGTGTTGGTTTTAATGACAAAACAATATCTTTCATTTTTATAGCGTCAACTATATTTTTTATTATAGTAGAAAGCTCTAAATCATTATATTTTTTTTCATTTTTTAATTCATTAAAACTGTCTATTCCAATTAAAACATCTTGAGTGTCCAATAAATCTCCTTGCAATAAATTTCCAGCAAAAACTCCAATCATTATTTTATTTACATCTCTGTTAGGAAGTAGTTCTTTTATAATCTTTTTTAAGTTTTCTTGAGGTGATAAATTGTTGTATGTTTTTATCTTCCCTATTGTATTTTTGTACTCTTCTATTTTTTTAGTTGATAACTCAGTTTGGTTATTATAGTCAGGAAATTTTTCTAACAAAGAATCTAGATTTTTATAGGTTTTTCCGTCTGGACCTATTACATTTTTATCTACAGTTGTAACTTCACTAGTTTGTTGTGTTGGCTTTCTCCAAGTAGCAAAATTTTCTTTTATGCTTCCTTCAACTTTTCCTTTAATAAATTTTTGAACCTCCATAATTTGAGCAGAATTCCATCCAAATCTAGGAAATATTCTATCCTCAATCTCTGTTAAGGTTTGACTTTTATTAATACCATCATTGATAATTTTTTCAACCTTAAGTTCTGCAGCCTCTGCCTCTTTTCCTGTTAAAGTTTCAACCTCTTCACTTGCTGATTTAGGTCTTGTTCTAATTGGAATATAAGTTCTTCCTTTAGATTCAGTAGCAACATTGCTAGGCTTCCCGGGAGTTAATAAACTCATGTAATTCTTAACAGGATGCTCATTAGTTGCTTGAAATAAAGGCTTACCTGAAACACCATTAGTAGTCACAACTCTATTCTCCAATAAATACTTCTTGTATTCAGGATTAGAGTTTAATAGATTGATAGAGATCTGTCTCTTCTTTACATTCTGTAAGAAGTAAGAAAGCTCATTAGTTTTAGCCAATTTATTTTCAGCTGTAACTTTTACAGATTCTAATTTGCCAGCTTCATTTCTCTTTGCAAAAAACAAACTACCTTTATCAGCATACAATTCAGAAGTTAATCCTTTAGTTCCGTCACTGAAGTGAATGAATATATCAACTAGTTCTTTAAGCGTAGCTTCATTTCCTAGTAGTTCTAGCTCAGGCCCAAATGCTTCTTTAATAGAAGTTTGATCAAGTTCATCTAAGTTCTCAATATATGAATTCTCTAAACCAATAGGTTTAACCCATTCACCATTTTCATTTATTGAACCTACAGATGCTTCAGTTAATATTCTTGCTAATGCAAAAGCTTGTGCCTCTGTATTTCCAGCTAGCTCAACACGCAATGGAAAAGCAGTTCCATCAGCCTTTCTAACCTTAACGAATACACCACCTTTATAAGCCTGTATATTCTTTTCTCCTGATCCCACAGTTACAGTCTTTGCAGCAAAGTCATCAACTACATTTTTATCCGTGTCAATAATCTTACCCTTATCATCCGTGAATAAAAACTCAACTTTATCTGGGTCACCATTAATTTGTTGTAAATCTAATACAGAATTCTGCTCATCAGTAGTAACTAATCCACCACCTGATGTATATTTAACCTCAACAGTTGTATCCTGTCCAGCCTTGATTCTATCAATTATAATCTTTCTTTGAGATGCATAATTAGATTCATAAAAATCAACATCTTGTTGAGTGAATTTTCTATTTTTTTTAGAATTAGCTTCTCCTATAACAGGCCTCATTGGTAAATCACTGTATATGGCAGCATTTCTAGGGCCCTTTTCAGAGCCCTCCATTACAGCCTCTATAAATAGATCATCATAAGCAGCTCTAGGAATATCATTTGGATGAGCCTCTTCAAGCATTTTCATTAACATCTTCTGATTCTCTCTTCTCTTACCTCCTGAAAGTACATGGTTAAAATGTTTAATACCATACTTAAATTTAGTGCCTATCTTAGAAACTGTATTCTGTGACCACAATTCATAGTTCTTAGTACCCATAGATTTGTCTAGTAGGGGTATAGAAGTAGTAGAAGCTTCATGGAACTCTCTAGATCTCTTATCTTCTTTTTCAAACTGCTCAGAAGTATCAACTTCTTCACCGTAAGATGCATCTTCAAATCCATCAGTTACAGTTCCCTCCTCTGCAGTACCAACTTGTTGAGGCTTCTGATTATCAACAGTCTCAGGATTATTATTCTTTTCAGCCTCCTGTGCTTGTCTCTCAGCCTCATCTCTAGCAATCATTTCTAAAGCCTTATTAGTAGCGGCAATATTTTCTAACTCAGTCTTTCTAGCTTCTAATTTTTCTATGTAATCTTTCTTTTCACCATCAGGATAAATTTCTTTAGTCTTTGTGATACTCTCATTAATGTTACCTATATCAGTCTCCTCATTAATCTTAGCACTTTCAACTACACCTTCCCAAGCTTTCTGACCCTTCTCAGAAGCAGTGTATTCAGCATCAAGATTATTGTAGTGCTCCATATCTTTCATGGTAGCCTCATTAAACTTAGCATCAATTATCTCAGCCTTCTTTTTATTGTACTCTCTTTCTAAAGCCTTTATAGCTTTATCTTGAGTTTTAGCTTCTTCTTTCTCTTCAGGAGTTCTCTTTATCTCTTTATCAGCAGCTTTACTTTTATTCAACTTTTCAAGCTCAGCTAATCTGATGTCTAATACTTCCTGGAAGAACTCAGCTTTCTTATTTCCTTTGTTGCTGGCAATATTTTTCTTAAGTTCAGCTATTCTAGCTTTAGTTACATCAATATTTTCTTGAAGCTCTAGTGCTCTAGATTTATATTCAGGTAGTGCACTGAGTGATTCAGCAACTTTATCTTTAGATTCTTTAGCCTCCTTCTTATATTCAGCTCTCTTCTTGGCCAACATGTCATTAAGTATATCAATCTTGGCAATCTTAACTGCAGCAGGTGTAGACTTAACTGTATTTCTAATCTTAAGGTAAGCCTTCTTCATAGCTTTAGCCTTCTCTTTTATTCCAGGAATATAAGTATCAGCCAGTTCAGAGTTAAACTCTTGTCCAGTTCTTTCTTTAAATACAGCCTTTTCCTCCTCAGACATCTTAGATATTCCATCTAGATTCTCCATGAAAGAGTCAAATTTATCGTTATTAATAGAGTCAGCTATCATTTCAACCATGTGATTGTCCATGATATACTGTCTATCTTCAGCAGTTGCATCATCCTTGATGTCACTCTTAGATATTTCTTGTTGCATTGCAGCTAAAGATGTAGCCCTATTCTTTAATTCTTTATTATACGAATCTAACAGGGCTTTCTGATATTCATCTTTACTGTTTGCTGAGGTAAGTTTACTTACACCCTTACCAGCAGCTTGAAATACATTACCTCCAAGACCTCCAAAGAATGCAGAAGTTTTCATCTCATCAGAACCATATGCTTCAGACATCTTCTTGTCATATTGTTCTTGATTGATTAACCCTGACCTTAAGTCTGATCTTAATTTAGCTCTTTCAGCTACAATGTATTGATATGATTCTTCAAATCCTTCTGACCCAAATGTGTATAATCCACTAGCAGCAGCCTGTTGCCTCTTACTAAGTTTCATACCTTTTTGAACAGCCTCAGATAAACCACCTTCAAGTTTGGCAGTAACAGGATTAAACACTCTACCTAATGCTAGGTATTGTGGAATATCCTGAAGTAACATTGCCCAACCATCTCTATAGTTTTCAGCTGCAGCATCAGATGCTTCTTTCCTAGCTTCCTCTTCTGTATAAGTTTCTCCAGTTGCAGGGTTTTCTTGATTAAGTCTTGTGTTATACACATCTTCATAAGTACCATGGCCCTCCATAAAGTTCTCTATATTTCTAGAAACAACAGCTTGAGACAACCCTTCAGTCATCCACTTAGCTCTTTCAGACATCTTCATTCCGTCCATGACCTTTTCCATACCTTTAATAGTACGAAGTCCTTTTGACATTCCTTTACCCAATAGGCTCATTCCTTTCGTAGCAGCCATTGATGGAATCATCATTGATAAAGTAGATGCTACAGATACAGAGTTTTGTGCCCACCATCCTGAATCAGTCATGCTAGTTAGCATTCCCTGACCCTGCTTGCTAGGATCTTGATGTATTTGAGTATTTTCAGCAACACCCTCTCTAATACCTTGACCCAATTCAGTCATCCAGTTGCCCCAGTCAGCCTCTTGTCCTTGAATAATATTTGAAACAGAATCTAATTCAAATAGATACCCTAATCCTTCAATAGTACCACCAACAATTTCTCCTACAACAGCTTGTGCTAAGAAGTTTCCAAATTGGTCAAGTCCACTTTGCTGATCAGCTCTATTTTGCTCAATACCTTCTAGATTGTCAAATGCAATCTCCCTATCAGCCTCGTCAGAACCAAGTCCAAACTCACCAACATTTATAGTCCTAGTTCTTATTGGACCATCTAAGCTTTCAGCTGCAAAGAAGTCATAATCATCTTCCTGATATTCATCAGAATCTATTGGATCTTTAGGATCATTAATAAGGTCTGCACCTGAAATTACTCCTTCTTCCTCATTAAATCCACCGTCAAAATCATAATCATCTGAATTAGTTAGATCTGCCATATTATTATTCTTTATTTTTTCCTTGTTTTGTAGTAGCCCACTTTCTAGCTATTTTATTCATACTGTCATCAATCTGCTCATCATAAGTCATGACTAATGTGTTAGGTAAATATTTACCATCTAATGTAGCTCTACCTGTGCTTGAATCCCATTCAACTCTTCTTGCTTCATCTTCAGTAAGATCTGTTCTACTTCTAATAATCAAAGGAGTATAATCTACATAGCCTTGGCTATTGTTAAGCCCTTCAATATTTTGAGCTTTATTGATATAGTATTCATTGTGAGTCTCAGATTTTTTAGTAGTTCTATTGTATCCTACAGTTTTCTTAGCTTGAAATCCAATTCCTGCAGCTAGATTTTTCATCATTGTTGATGCTTGGCCAAGCCTATCTGAAACTTCTCTCTCAGGACTAACCACAATCCTGTGACTAATACCTTCACCATCTTTCATGTGAACCACAATTCCCATTGGAATATCTGGATCATTCACCATACCTTCAACAACAGCTTTACCTTGGTCATTAACTCCATTCATTAATGCCGAGTTGAATTCTTTAATGTTATTAAAACCTAAATCTCCTGCAGCCTGAGTTGGAGTTTTTAATCCAGCAGTACCCATAATTTTAAGAGATCTAGAACCACTAGTTATATCACCAACTCTTCCTTTAGTTCCTAATATCTTGTCAGTATAGTGCTCATAAAATGAGTTCTCATTATTCCTAGGTCTAACTATTGTAGCATAAGATGCAGCAGCTTTTTTAGCTCCTTCTACATATGAATTTAATACATATTCATCATCCTTACCCATGAATCCTTGAGGATCATCTTTTCTTAATTGAGCTATAGCTTCAGTCATTCTTGTTGTAAGTTCATTTTTATCTTCCCAATCTCTAAGTTGTCTTGACTTCTTTTGAGACTTTCCAATATTTCCTGATGCAGAATAATATGCACGCCCAGATGTAGGGCCTACAAATTCTGGAATATAAAGTTTACCATCTTTAAACTGTAACTTACCTAAGCCTTCAGCAGTAACTCCAAGAGTCCCATTATATGCATCAGCTACATTGCTAATAAGCGAACTGTTCCAGTTAGAATACAAATCTAAAGCACCATCACCTTCAAGAACTTTATCAGCACCATTAGGATTTGCAACAACTCTAGTCTGATCCTTAATTGAAGAAAATTGATATACATCCCCTGCACTAATTGCAGCTTCTCTCATCATCTCTTCAGCATTACCTGCTCCAAGACCTTCTATATCTTTCAAATAATTCTGAACAGCTTGGTCACCTTGAAGTGCACCATATACAACTTGCTTAATATGATTAGGAGTTAATTTCTTATAAGATTTAGTCCCATCTCTATATGTCTTTGTTTGCGGGTCATAGTAAATTCCTAATGCAGCAGCTCTTTCTTCAGGTTTCATTTCAGCAGCAATTGATCTGCCTTTTTTCATTACATCAATAAATGACGCTCCAATATAATCTTCATAGACTCCTGCATTTTCAACACCTTGATAGCCCTCAAGTGCTTTAGCAACTCCCAATCTTTTCTGCTCCTCAGTTAAATCTTTTCTTTTAAGAATAGCATCTTTGTTTGCTTGATACTGATTAAATGCAGCAGCAGCTTGACCAGTTTTACCTGATATAGAAAACTCTTCATTTTTTCTTCTTCTTAATCCACGAACTTTATTAACTAAACTCCTGTCAACACCCTGGTCAAGTATCCTTGTAGAGATGTCATCAGATTCTTTTCTGAATGCAGATATCTGCCCACTAACATAATCTTGATCTTGAGCCAATGCATTTGATTGCATGGCATCCAATTCGTCAAGTGCTAATATAGCTTCATCCTCTTGCTTTTGTTTAGCCAGAGGAACCATCATTATCTCATCTAAAGATAATGGTTTAAAACTTGATGTACTAATGTCTGGTGTAATTCCTGCCATGATTCTTATTTTTTTATTTTTCTACCTTTACTGTCATAACCTAGTCCAGCCAATTCAGGATACTTCTTGAATAATTCTTCCTGACCAATGCCTCCTAAATCTTGACCTATCTGAGATAGTAATTTACTTTTGTTAGTTTGATATGCAGCATCTCTTTGCAAGTTAGTCAATTTAGCTTTATCAGCCTGACCAATATTGAACTTTTCTGTAGCTTGATCAAATGCTTGAGCAGATCTAGCTTCTCCTCTATTCTCTGCACCAGCTTGCTGATATGCTTGAGATAGAGCTTTAGTTCCTTGAAGTTGAGATCCTAGTAAAGCAGCTCTTGCCTTAGAACTTGAACCTCCTGCACTAGATAATAATGCATCTCTGTTAGAGGCAGTTGCCTGTCTAACTGTATTTTGTAATCCTTGCTCATCAACTAATTGTTGCTCATACTTTCTATTGCTTCTTCCGAATGCAATATCTTTAGGTTGCTCTAAATTTGAAAGTTGAGATATATTCATTGCAGCAGGTGCATACCTTAAGTTTTCAGGACTTAATATTTTGCTTGCTCCAAATCTAGCTTTATCTTTAAAAGATGGAGTTGGTGCATTTGATCCAAATGATCCTGCACCTAATTGTTGGTGCTCATCAAGAGGATTGTATGTTCCTGCAGCATCTATTCCAGACATATCCATTGCACTAGCAGGACTTCTCTCTCCTAGAGGATTAACCCCTGCAGTCATTCCTGATAAATCCATTGCTTTAGCTACTGGATTAGCAAAAGGTTTTCCAAAATTCTGATCCATCATATCAGCATCATTCATGGCCATAAAGTCTACATCTTTTGAAGGAAGTTGATCCAAATAGTTCTTTAAATCTAATCCAAACTTAGCCACATTACTTCCTTCCATTCCTGTATCCTTCATTGAAGCGTATAGATTGTTAGCCTTAGCTTTAGATACATCTTTATCACTTGGGCCTGAGAATCCACCTATTAGTCCACCACCAATAGCACCAATTGCATGTCCAAGCCCAGGAACAATAGCTCCACCAACTTTGGCACCTGACATAGCTCCTTGTGCAGCATTGCCAGCTCTATCAGTATATTCTACTGAAGTCCTTCCGGATGTGTCAACCTTATTGTTTCCTACCATTTTTGCCAAGTTTAATGCTCCAGTTGCAGCACCCATTATAGCTCCTACTCCAGGACCTTCTGCAGCTCCTTCAGCTCCTTTAGCACCACCAAGAAAACCTTCAGTTGCTGAACTACCAAATAAACCACCTTCAGCAGATAGTGCACCCCCCATAAACATCTTGTTGTCACCAGTTGAATTAGCATCCACTTTAGGCTTAGACAATTCTTCCTGCTTAGCTTTAACAAACTCTTGAGCTTGCTTTAGTCTACCTTGCATTTCATTCATTGTAGCAACTGATTCAGCATCAGTTCTGTCCTTGAATTTATCATCAAGTATCTTACTTGCTTCTGCGAATGTCTTACCTTTTAAATACTTAGGCAAGTTAAATTGTGACATTATATCCATATTATTCTTTTTTATGATAACCTGTAATTATCAAAATTGTTTTTATTATCTTCTTGGTAAGCTACAGTGTTTAGAGCTTCAATTATTTTGTCATTGTCATAGGCTCTGTAGAAGTTATCCATTCCAAGACCCTTTTCTTTAACAAGCTTTCTTAATTTGTCAATATCAATTTGCTCACCAGGCTTCAACCCTAGTGAACCCCTGAACTCAGCAAAATTTCCATATGCCTCGTGAGGTCTATTTAAATACTCAAGTGTCCCGGGAGAATTCTTCTTCAAGAAAGTTTTATCTTTCTGATGGAATGCATTACCTAAAATACTAGTAAGCTTATCACTCATCACAGCATCTATACCTGAGGCATGAACTCTTTCATGAGTCTCAACAGGAACATTATCTTTAAAGCCCTCACCCATACGAATTACATCATTCACATAAGATGCTTTAGATCCTCTAGTGTTACCACCAACTTCTTTAGCAGTAGTCAGACCTTTTAATATCATGTTGTCAATCTGCTCAGGCGTAACATTACCTTGCTCCATCATCCTCTGTCTAGTAATAGGATCATTGTATCTAGCCAAGAATGCCTCAGCAGGAGCATCTCTAACTGCAGAAATAAAGTCTACTTGCTCAGGGTTCTCTAATCCGAATACATTCTGAATATAACCTTGTCTTACATCAGGAACATGCATTGTCTCTCTAGGAACATGTTTAGCTTTGGACAAGTGTCCATATTTTGTTACATCAAGTGAATTGTCTGTTGGGATCTCTTCAGCTTTAGGACCTATTGAAGGTGCCTCTGTAGCTTCATATTCTTTCCCCTCTCCAGGGCCTGTTAATTTACCACCTTCTTTAAACACATTCATAGACTTACCGTCACTTCTAGTAAAAGTACCGTCAAGACCAATGGAATTAGAAAAGATATAGTCATTCCATTTTGTCTCACCTTCCTCTACTAAGTTGGGCTTACCATTTGCTCCTATTCCCTGAGGTATTCCACCTAATGGATTCTCTTCATGGGTACCACCATTTTCAAACCTATCTAATTCACCGCCATTAACATACATGTCATCATCTGACTTACCACCATACTTAAAATTATTAGGAGTCTGCAAACCTTGAGGTGGACTAAAGCCAGCTCTAGGATCTGATTGATCATTAGGCATATTGTTTGGAGTAACCAGTCCTTGAGGAGAATTGAAGTTACCATTAACTCTAGTATTATCTACTTGTTTTTTTGAGGCTTCGAAAGCAAGATTTCGAATAAACTCAGGACTATCACCCCTAACGCCCACATACTCATCGCTAGGTATATTACTAGGATTAGTGTTCTGTTTCGAATAGTCTTCCATATACCCACTAAACTTCTTTGCATAATCTTCTGCTGTTAAATTAGTTTTACCTGGAACATTATATCCTTTATTTTTTAAATAAGAATCAACGCCACTCTTTCCTAAGAAATGTGTAAGTGCTGCTATAGATTCTTGAGGCAAGTCACTATTGTATCTAGCTTTAAGTGCTCTTGAATAAGTTGAATAATTAGGGAATCCTGCAAGCTTTCCATTAATGGCATTGTCCATTACCTTCTCCTGAAGTTCAGGATTAGCTATAAATTCTCTTTGAGATTTGCCCTTTAGTAATGGGTCATTCTTAATATATCTCCATAGGAAATGATACTTCCCAGAAGCAGATGAGTTTGGGTTAGTCAAGTGTTTTCCTCCAGAAGATTCAAGCATGCCTATAGCATACTTGAAAGCTTCAGAGTTAAACTTCTTTTTATCATTATTTTTATTAGGCTTAGGATCCTTTGACATAATTGCAAATATAAGTTAATTAACATTTCTTGTCAATATTTGGTATAACAAGATTTTGTTACTCAGTATAGAATATTGTGATGTCATGTAAGATTAATTTCTTACCATCATCATTGTCAAATATAAATTCTGCATACCCCCAAGAACCTCTTACCCTTTCTCTAGATCCACTTACTCTAGGGAATTTAATATTCCAATCTCTTATTCTTCTGAATGCATTCTTTCTAATAACTAAGTCAGCTTCATCAGACTCTTGATACTTATTCCACACCTTAACTGCAGTAAGTCCCTCATTATTAAGTATGTTGCCATCAGAATCCTCCATCTCAAGTCTATAACTTGCACCATTCATTACTAACTCTTTATTTTGAGCAACTAAGTGAAGTGTAATAGAGCTTCTAAATGTTTCACCATAAAAGCTATTCTTATTACCTTTAAAGTGCTGCCACAATTGAGTGTTGTCTGAATTTGTAGATAGCATTGCAGTACCTTTGTTAATATACCATGCAGGAATATAGTCATAATAACTTACAAATGCTCCAACTTTTTCATTGTAACATAAAGTAAAACTGTCATCTGATTGGGTGAAGGAGAAAAATACATCTCCAGTGCTTGCATTGTAGGCGAGGCTTACTCCGTATCCAGTAACTGGATTGTCCTCTTTTAGTTCAGAATAATTCATTCTATTTATAAGTTCAGAATGGAATCCTTCTTTGTCAGAAAGATTTACAACACCCTGGCCATTAGAAAATAGTATTGTACTGTTCAAGATGTCCACAAAATAGAATCCCATTGGAGTTGAAATAACACCATTTCTATTCAATGAACCGCTAGTTGTAGTCAAGTAGCTGTACTGATAAAGTAAATCACCAGTCCCCATCTCTACAGCTAATCCATCTGATGCGCTAACTTGCACTCTAGGGTTAATCTGAATCAATGCTACGGCATTATCTTGTATTGCATAGATATTATCTCTGTAGTTTATCACAGCATTTACAGGTCCATACTTTCCATCAAGATCCATTTCTTCATTCTCTAAAAAATCTGTCCATGAATCTACGAATTCACCTGGGGTTTTAACGCCTGTAGCTAATATTCTTGTGTCAAACTCTTGAACCTTCTTAAGCTTATAGCTTTCAGAACCACTCTTTACAAGTGTAGGTTGTTGAGAATAAACTGTATTGTAATCTTGATAGTCATCATAAGAAGGCTTCCAGCTATTATCCCATTCAGATATAGATAAATCACTTCTATTTTTTAAGTCTATAGTAGTCTCAGTCTTGATGCTTACTATCTCAGTGACTAAATTGTAATCAGTTGTTGAGATGTGCTCATCATCTGTAGCCATTTTTGTGAAAGTAAAAACAGATACAAATGTATCACCTGGAGATTCTATAGTGACTTCAGTAGTATATATCTCTGTGTACTCACCTATATCAATATAAGTAGAATTAGACTTAGCTTCATATGTGTTGCCTCCATAGATTCCTCCTGAATAGAATACATAATCTTCTCTCTTGAACTCAGCAACTAATACACCATTCTCTTCAGATACTCCTGATAAGCTGTGTAAAGTTTCAATACTTTTTCTGTATGCTGCACTGTAGTCAGGATCATCTGGACCTTCTGCAAAAGTTATACATCTAGCTCCATTAGTATTACATCCTTTAATCTGAACAGCTGCATTACTATTAACTCTGCCTGACTCTTCAAAACCATCCATGAGCATGGTCTTAAGATTGTTGCAGTATTTTAAATCACCATCATTATTGTAATTTGTATAATCTGCACCAGCTTCAGTTACCTCAGGAGTTCCAAATAAGTCAAATTCTGTAGTTCCTGTAGCCTCGTGAAAGTCTCCTTGAAATGATTGATATATTTGGTGAATAGCCATAGAGTCTGTGCCATTGGTAGGTCCAAAGAATCCAACATCACTTATCCAAGATGCCTGACCCTCAATAACTAAAGGCTCAACACCATCAGTACCTTGATTGAATCCATTGATAAACTTAGTCTCAGCTGTATTAATTTCTGTAACTGGATTAGCTTCTGCTGCCCAGTTTGAAATTTCATCATACTCATAAAGACCTCTAATATTTAATTTGTATCCAGAGTCTATTTGTACATTCAGGAATGATATCTCTGGACTAAACATTTGCATTAGTCTATTGTGTTGGAAATTCTGTGCTCTCCAATCTCTAGATGAAGCAGCTTTAAATCCTTCAGAATAGTAATTCCATTCCATGTCAGATTCTGCATCATCATCAATACTAGTATATGCTAAATCATGATAATCTTTACATCCTATTACAGGAGTAAGTCCTGAGAACATTCTAGTCAATGAAGGCATCTTTCTAGACTCAGTTGAATCAACAAGTTCCTTAACAGCAGATATTGAAACAGTTTTATCAGTGTGCCAATAAGAAGCAAGCATTGGATTAATCATTCCTTGAGCAAGAATAGTTCTATCAGAAAGCTGTCTGTCAGCTCTTATTATCCTGTACCCAATAGGCTTATCATCTTCAGTATCAAAATTGTCTTCATCCTCTAGCCATGTAGTGAACTCATCAGTCAATGTAACTTTCAATTGATTATAATTCCCATTCAGGTTTCCCTCAGGTGCTCTCAGATCCATTATCCAAGCAGCATTAGTATATTGACCTCTTCTATTAAAGAACTTGATTCCTAGCCTATAGAATTCATTGTCTTTAAAGAATTGTAAGTCCTCTGCCTCATCGTCAGTTAATGATGTTTGAAGAAATTCAACTTCAACATATTTTCCACTAGCACCTAAAGTAGTAAAGTCTGATTGATATTTGTAAAGGTCATAATCTCTATTAATAGAATCATGCTTATCCGGAACTGAAAAATCTGCAGGAACAGTAAGTGTAGTTGAAGATAAGTTTCCATTTTCATCATAAGACACATTCTCCATTATAACGGCTGATCCAAACTCACTATAAGAGTAAGCTCTAGTATCTAGGTCCACTTCAAATAATTGTTCCTTTACATTGATTGCAAATAGTGTATTATCTTTTGTAGATATATTCTTTGGAATTATTGGAGATGCGCCTAAAAATACAAACTCCTCTAATGATAATGTAGTTCCGTCAGATCCAGTATCAGTAAATGATAGAGTTCCTGAGGAATCAATTTCTTGATCAGCAATCAACTGAATCTCTGGAATTTCATTGTATGATGTGTATTTTATTGAATAAAGTTTTATATGTGTAAAGTTGGAGTCTATGTTTGGAACACTAACAGTAATAGATTTACCAAGATTTTCATTCAGTTCACCACCACCTAAATCTTGACCCTTATCAATTGGCGTAAGTTTAGACAATGGAGATGTAACTGTTTGAGCACCATTTAATATGTATAAGCTGTATGCATACTGAATCATTCCTGTAGTGTGAGATCCTCCACTGAATATGCTGTCAATAGATACTTGAGATAATTTAAATGTACCAACTACATCAATTGAAGTAGGTGGCAAGTCTATTAAATTTAATGAATCACCATTCTCAACACTTTGTCTTATATTGATGTATCTAATTTGATGAGCTCCATCAACTAAGTATACTTTTTGAATAACAGAATTTTCATAATTAAATAATATATCCATTAAGTTATTAGAAGATAATCCAAGGTTATTCATATAAAGTAATTCCAGATCAAAGTCTTCATCATTCAATCCAGTCAATTCCCATATACAATCCCAACCATTATCATCAGTAGTGATTATTAATGCTGAGTCTCTAAGTTCTTTCACTCCAATTATCTTCTGAGTACCAGATGTATTATTTGTGTAAGTTGAACCATTAACTGTAACATATTCTTCTTCTAATTGACATCTAGGAACTGTAGCTTCAGTTGCTGAATACTCCAAAGTTTTTGATTCAGATCCTGCATTATAAATTATTTTAGTATTCTCGTAGTCAAACTCGGGTGTAGGAATGGTAATAACAAGTTCATTTCCGAATTCATTGGTCAGTGCAAAAGTGCTCTCTTGATCTGTCGCAATTATCCGAATGTTTTGAGCATCATAATATCTCTTAGAATCTTTATTCTTAGCAATATCTTTTGTCATTCCACTAAATTCGAAACTTCTTTTTTTAATCATTATTGTATTCTTAAATATTCTTGTTCACCTAAAAATTCAAATCTTTTCTGGAACTCAGTCCTGCTAGGAATCATTTGAGTAATCATATTTGTGAGAGATTCCATCTCATCAATACTTGGCATAATCATATCTGCATGAGCTTGTCCAACATTAAACATGTAATCTTGCTCAGCTTTGTTAAGCTTCTGGCCAGACACAATATCCATGTCATTAAGGATGTCGAACCATTTCCATTTTACATAAGACTCAATACATCTTAAAAGGATAGGGTTGTCAATAATAAGTGGATAACACTCTTCATCTGTCATTATGTATTTGTAGATTACTTCAATTTCACCGCCTTCAAAGTTTGTATTAATATACTTACTGTTAAGACTGTATGTCATGCTAGATCTTAATACATTATAGTCACCTGACTCTAAAAAGTCCTGGCTAACAAAGTCTGTACTAGTCATTGTCTCTATGGCACCCCTGTCAGTTCTGGCAATACTTTCAACTCTCATCATATTGGCAGGTTTGGAAGCTCTGTAGTTTACCACTTTAATCTTCTCCCTCTTATTACCATACAAAGCAGGAGCATCAATTATTCTCATTACTTCTAATGCATTGTCTATAATGAATTCATAGGTAACCTCTTTCATAACTGGGTTCCTATATAATCTGTCAGCTATTAATTTAATGCTAACTGTATCTGCTGTGTTTGCCATTATTATTATTTTAAAAATGCATCAATCTTTCCTTGAAATATAGACCTAGATAAAGTCCTTTTCATGTCTCTATTGAACTGCATTTGATACATACTCTTGTTCTTGTAACTAGCTTTAGATCTTAAGTAGAATATTTTAAATGTGTAGCCATCAGTGTGCTCATTTGTATATCTTATCTTAATACCTCTTTCTTTAGCAGTGGGATTTTCTTCCCACAGCTTATTAGTTTCTTTCCAGTTGACTGGAAGTTTGTTTACTATATTCCCGTCCTCATCAATTTTAACCTCAGTTTTAATTTTCCTGAGCTCCATCTTTCCTAGTCTGAATGGAAATACATATTCAGTTCCTTTTATAGCCATCTTCTTGCGAACATGTCCATTAAAATCTTTAATGATTTTACTGTATAATTCTTTACTCACAGGATTATTACTCTTAGATTTATAGCTCCTGTAGTAATCATTCATACCATAGTCACTCTTAATCTTATGATTTCTTTTATCCTCTTTCATCTAGTGAATCATTTGTTTTATCCTCAGGTAATCTTACAGTATTGTAAAGATCCTTAACAATCATTTCTACAATCTCATCAATCATAGATACTTCAATAGGATATTCCATATCCCAAGGTTCTATATCACCATAATCATTGTTGTCTCTGCACTCTAGTTCATAAGCATGTTCAGGTGCCTCAAAAACATTTGTTACTTTTATCTCCTGGATAAACTTAATCTTGTCTGATGTTGAGGTTAGAATTAATCTACCATCATAATCAATACATGCATAAGTAAGCATAGCTGTGAACTTATTATTACCAATGTAGGGTAATCTTTCAATTGGCACTATATTAATTGGGATACTGGATCCATCTTGCCTGCGCACCATTAAAGGACCATCCTTCCCTCGAATCTTGATAGACCTTGGAATGCTGGATGAAGTTCTGATAGTTTTACCAGCTAATGAGAACCCATTAATTGTATCCACTCTCTCAATATCCATACAGATCTCTTGCTTAATCTCAATAGGTATGTTCCAAGCATTTCTAGAGAATCTAGATTTAAGTAACATTGCCCTCTTTGTATCTATCATAGAAGAGATTAACTCTGGAGTTATTTTACTATCTCCAGAGTGTATCTTTAATTTTTCAAGAACAGTATATATTATGGTTCTTTTATCCATTGTGTTTGTTATTAATAATATTTTCCACCAAACCAGAATCTTCCGGATTCATCAGGAACTATTTGTGTTATATGACAATTGCCATAATCATCTATCATGTTTATTGCAAATCCATTTGACCAACTCTCCTTCATAGCTCTTGTTGCGTATCCAAATACTTTAGATTTAAGATTAGCGCAAGTACCTATATTGTAAGCAGCGTTAGGTCCTTCTCTATACATTTGAACTCTGTGAGTGTGTACATAAGCACAACTCTTTCCGAATGTATCTAAATGTTTCTTAGCGTTATGGATATTAAAATATATCCCGTGAAAGATCTGGAAGTCATTTCCTAATGTGATATAGTCTTGGCTCCATTTATCTTTTACATTATACCCTCTACGCCAAAGCTTAAGTGCATCTTCTGGAGAATCTAATGGAGTTTTTGCATTATCCATTACTGACATCCACCTGTTGTACCTGTCTTCATGATTACCATACAGAAAAGTTTTCCAACATCCTCTAGGAAGATGTCTATCAAAGTCATCTAATAGTTCATTTCCTACAGCATACTCATCATCAAGTGTTAGTCCTGGAACAGCTGTAAATCTACCTCTATCATGAGATGATAATGGATTCAAGTCTAAGAAGTCACCCATTAAGTGAAATCCTTTTATTAGTTCAGGATAGTCTTTTATTAATTCAATGATACTTCTGTGCAATTGAACATTATGAAATGGTACGTGATTACACCCAAGCATAATATGCATTCCAACTTGATCAGATATTTCTGGAACATGAAATGCTTTCAAAGCTTTCTTTCTTTTTAATATAGATGCACCGGCAGTAACGTCAACACTTTTATCAATTAGTTTAAGACCTAGTTTCCCAGCAATCTTTGAGAGTTCAGCAATAGCTTCTGCATTTTCTGATGCTACGCCCACTTTTTCTGGTTGTGAACCAACTCTCATGTGATTCTTAAATTCCTTTTTTAATTCCTTCTTGACTTTTTTAATGTCTTCCAGATTAAATATGCGTCCATTAAATTTTTTACTTAATGCTCCTTGAATTCCCTTATTACCCCAATTCAAATAACTACTCTTCTTCCTCAAAAAGCTTTTAATAATTTCAGTACTATCCATATTTTGTTTTATTAATTTTCTCAAAAATAAGAAAAAAATTCTTATATGTCAATAATAGCTATAACATAAAATATATGCTATAGATTAATTATAGTGTTATTTCTTTACAATCACTTCCATTGTAGCTCAATCTACTCACATACATAGTGTCTAGTAATGCACCTCCATCAGTATCATATACATTCAATGTTGCTGTAGTCTCATATGTGTTTCCAATACCACTGTTGACAGCAGATTGGTAAGTACTTATAACAATATTGAATGATGTCTCTTCATCTATATCAGTCTCTGTATTAGGATATATAACTGCTTCATCACTATTACTAGTTAGAAATTCTACATAGACACTAGAGTAAGCCCCAAGTCCAATTGATAATGTATATTTTTCACCACAACTAGTATCTGTAGTATTATCTACAGATATGTAATCAACAGGATCAATAGTCTGTGATCCATAATAAAGTGTCATTGTAGCCATTACTCAGTAAACTCTTTAGAGCCTTCATCTGATATAGAGAAGTCAAATGAATAATCAACTGCAGTAGTAACTGATGTGTCAGGAACATATGTAAAATAGTTTGATCCTATTTCAGTAAATAATATTTCCTGATTAACGTTAACTGCAACACCATCTAACTGTAATTCACCTGATGTAGGCAAGCTTAATACTTTTATTGAATAAGCTGCATCACCCTCAGGGTCAGCATATCCTACCTGGAAGTTGGCTGAAGTAAATATAACAGTGTCACCATATGAAAGTCCAAGTGAATTATCATCAATACTACTTGGTGGTTCATTCTCTTCTTCTGCAATCACAATAGTCATAATCCCATCATCCAATCCACTTACAGTTGAGGATCCTTGATCAGCAATGTCAAAAGTAAATGAAACTGTAGTCTCATCGGTAACACTTGTATCAGATACATATGTGAAATTACCAGTTGAGATATCGCCTGAAGCTATTTCACTACCAATTGATACTGCAACTCCACCAACTTGCAACTCTCCAATACTAGGAAGAGTTGCTATATACACAAATGATAAATCATCATCTTCTAGATCAGAGTATGCTGGTGTAGTTTCAGTTGTAAAGTTATCTAATGTGAAGGTATGGTCATTTCCGTAATCTACAGAAATAGTATTTGAACCTATTGCACTTGGTCTTGAATTAACCAAAGCACTTGTTGTTATAGATATAATCATTTTTATTATTTTTTTTATTAATCTTACGAAGAAACCCATTCTAAATTTACTGTATCCCTAATTGAAACCTCTATTACATCCGTTTGGATTGAATTCAGATCTGCAGCTGAATATGTGAATGCTCCTGCCACAATGTCATCATAAGTAATGATTGCACCAACTTCAATTTCAGATTCATAGTAGTAATAAGCACCTGCATTAGATGATCCAATTACATCAATTCTAATAGCATCTAATTGATTACCTTCTGGATCAGAATATTCTGGACTAGCATTGTATAGAATGTCATTTATAGTGATAGTCACTGTAGCTCTGTTATCTGCATATAATGTTAAGTCACCAATTGTAGGAGCTTCATTTTCTACAGAAACTTCTTCAACTGTTAATGATACTGTAGCAGTATTAGAAACTAGTGGTAACTGAGTGTCTGTGTCGTATACTGAATAAGTAAAAGATGTTGAATATGCATTATTGGAATTTCTCTCATATTCTATTTCAAGATTTGCATCATAAGCTATAGTGTCTCCTGCAGAAATTGCAGTTCCATCAAGATATAATGTCCCATTTGCAGGAATAGTACTAATGATTATAGCTCCAGGATCAGTTCCTTCAGCATCATAGTATCCACCATACATATCACTGTAAGTGATAACTAGATTATTTCCAGTGTCATCTGCAGTCAGTGAAACATTACTAAGTGTAGGTGCTGTATTTACTTCAGATATATCTACAGTGTTGTATTCATAACTGTATCCTTTTGTATATGTAAATTCCATACATATCCTTCTGTCACTTCTTTGCAAGTAGTTGACCATTTTGTCAACAGCTTGCAAGCATTTGTAATCAGTAAAGTATTTTGCATACTTATAAATAAGTTTTAGTAAGTTTATATTGTTAATATTTGAAGTCCCATAATATTGTAGCTCTTTCGAGATATTTTTCATGGAGATTACAAATATCTTTGCATCTTTATCCTTCATAATTAATCATTATCTGTTATTTGACAATCAATAATACCAACAGAAACAATATTGGTAGAAGTTGATACCGATATGTCAATGTCAAGGCAGTCCTCACATTCAGTGTAGCCTTCTTTAACTATTTTTATTTTTGATAAATGTTCAATAGCATCCTGGTATCTTCCAAGAAGTAATGAGTTTATTGTAGCTTGTAAATACAAGTCTAATAGTAAAGAATTTTGGAAATCATCATTGCAACTTAAACACGATAGGTCTAGTTTTGAAAGTAACTGAGCAGCCACTTTATAGTACTGAGTGAAGTCTGAGGCTCCAGCCATTACTGCATTTCCATTAGTACTTTGTATTTCTATAATATAGATTCCATCAAATGTAGAAACACCCGCATCATCTGCAGATATAGTAACATTTTCTGTATTACTTGTGCCATCTAGCACACTTAATAAATTAATAGATTCTTCTGAGTTTTTATATGTGTCTTCAGTCCACATCAACAAACTACTTGTAGTGTCTCCTGAATCCAATTCGAATTCTAGTGTTATCTCACTCAAGTCAGTTGAAATACTGTATGTTTGGATAGTAATAGCCATCTTTAATTTTATTTATTAATTAAAAAAGGGACTGGGAAATTAATTCCAGTCCCTTTTCATTTACTTTTATTCTAGGTACTTTTTCGTACTACTATGCTACGTCAAGGTCAGCTAAAGTTACGCCTAAAGCTGTAACTAAAGGTGCAATAACAGATGTGTTAACATCAGCATTAGATCCATCAGCAGTGTCGTCATCTAAGAATGCTAAAGTTATAGCTTGCTTAGATTTCTTAGCCTCATCTCTACCTTCATTCCAGTAAGAAATCTCTACAACATTGTACTCACCATCAACAGTAGAAACTAATTTAGGTCCAGTAATATTGTGAGGGTACCCACCTTCTCTGTAAGAGTCTCCTCTTGCACCAAGTAAATAAAATTCCATTTCTTGAATCTGGTATCCTGTACCTTTACCTGCACTTTGAGCTTGAGAAACACCTACTGTAGGATAAGTTGTAGCAACAAAATCAACAGTAAATTTTAATTGATGTCTAGTCTTTTTGTTTGGGTCATAATTAACTAACCAGTCATTTTTTTCTGTAATAGTCAACTTTGCAGAACCTGCAGTTCCTGAAACTACAAATGAAAAGTAAGGGTTTGCAGAAGCGTTAGCTCCAACTTCTTTAGAGAAGTTTGCATTTAAATTTGCAGCTAATCCTTGTAAAACTAATAAATCAGTATCACCTGATTTTGCTTGGTAAAAACCTTTCTTAACGTACTCATCTTCTGAAGATAAAGATCCGTGCTCACTAATTGTAATGTTGACAGAATAAAGACTGTTAACATCAACTGTTAATCCTGAAATTTCGTAAGCTTTTAAAGTCTTAGCTTCAAAAGGAATTACTCTTACATCAATGATTTGATCATTTTTAATTGCTCCTGAAGAAGTTACATTTCCTAAAGAGTCTTTTACAAATACTGCAATATCGTCACCAGCAGAAGCTTCACTTCCGTCAGCAGCTAATACAACAATATCATTTGCGTTTGCTAAATCAGCAATTTCTGTAGCAGCATCAGTCGCTTGACCTACGTACATTTGTCTACTCTGGTTTATTCCAGCTAATCCCATAATAAAATTATTTTATAATTAATAAATTGTTTTGATACTATTTTGTAAAGTTAGTTATTATGTATCAATAATACTAACATTTTTTTTATACTCTTTTATCCAGCCCAACTCTTGCTTGAAGAGTCTCAGGTTTATTGTAATCTAATATAGCCAATTCAACAGCTCTATTGATAACTTCTTGATGCACCATTGGGTTAAGAAGACATGTAGCTTGCGCAGTGTTTCCTTCAATAGTTAATCCGAGCCCTGAAAAGTCCTCATCAGAATTTAAATCTGTGAGAATAATTGGATCCGGATTTGCAACATACCTTACATTATATGATGTCAAGTCTTCAATAGACACAGCTTCAAATGTTGTTTTGGCAGATTCTTTGGAGATATCTAATCTCCAGACTTTATTTTTATTAGGCTTCCTAAATGGATTGTAATAATCAGTCATAAAATTGTCATGGGTGATTGGAATTACTTCAACAACCTTCCCGTCATAGAGACTATTTGAACTACTTAATACTGCAGTTTCAAATACTATAAACATTGGCTCTACAGACATCTCATAAAACTTTGACTCAGATACTATTCCTCTGTCTGAATCAGTCTCACTTGTTATAGACTCAGTATTTACTAGTTCATTTAGAACCCTTCTAGCTCTTTCTTTTAATTCAAAAGAGCTATTTGGATCCTTATCTCTATCATAATATTCTTTGACAATTTCTATCTGAGCTATAGTTAAATATAAGCTCATCTCGTAGAGATCAATTTCAGGTGCTCCTTCTAAAGCATTATTGTATCTAAGGTTGAACCCTTCTATAATCTCGTTAACTGTCATTATTATTTTCTACTTAATTTCAATTTAGCCTCTAGGCCTAATCTCATATCCTGTCCCAAATTACTTGCTAAGAACTCTGCAGCATTTTGTAAAGTAGGAATTCCTCCATCACAAATTGGCTCATCATCTAGAGTGTAATAAGATTTGTCTCTTCTTGCTACAGCTCCATATTCAAAACAAGTTTCTAATAAAACTTTAGTTTTAATAAAGCTATCACCTAGTATTGACACCACTAAACTAGGATTCTTTTCTAGCTCCTTATGGAATTCACTTTGTAAGAAATCAATCTTATGGTTTTTGCTTGTGTTTCTTCCAAGATTTCTTAAAGAATACCTCAACACATCTGCATCATTTTCATACTTTACAAACAATTTGTAAGCATTAATCTTGTATCCAGCTTTATCAAGTTCTTTTTGAAGTTTCTCAGATTCTGAAGTTAAAACAAACCTGTAAGTTGCTTTTCTACCAATATCATTTAAGCTATTTGCAACAATTGGGGATGCCTGTAATACTTTGACTTTAATAAAGTCATAAGGGTCAGACATGTTATATCTTTTCTCTTCTTTGGTAAGTTGAATAGGTAATATTCCTAATTCATATGCTTTACCACCTTCTTTCCAGAACTTTCCATAGATTGATAAATCCAATCCTAATATGTGTTCTAAACCCTTCTTCTCATCATTAGTAAGAATATTCTTCATCTTCTTATTATCTAATGTTGGTGCTGGGATTGAAATGTTGGCTCCATTTAATAAACCTCCGTAAGCTACATGCTTAGGATCTTGGATACCATTATTCTCTTTTGTAATGTATTTAACTGATACAATCTTATCTTCTAAGAAATCAGTTCTCACTGTTGCTTCTGACATTTTTATTCTTATTTAAAATTCTTCTCTCTCTATTTGTGAAGGTTATTATAGATACCTTCAAACTATATTACTTAAGAGTAACAACTACCCTCGTTGAACACACGAGGGTAAAGTTACAATTTTATCAATTACGCTAACACGTAAGGTATGATACTTGCAGTTCTACTAGGGTCGTAACATACAACTCCTAATTGAGAAAACTTAGTGATAGTTCCACTATCTTCTAAAGTACCCATGTTTCCATTATTTACAGCTCCTGTAAATGGATTTCTAAAGCCCCATTGGTAACCTCTGATTTCTTCCATTCCTTTAACAGCAACTTTTTGAATGTTTGGACTTTCTGTAGTACCCATGTAAAAGATGTCATATCTGTAAGATTCAGCAACACCTGATTTACCTGGAATAGTAATAGTGTTTCTTACTTTGTCATCATAAAAGTCATCAACTTCTAATTTAACGCAAACACCGTTTGGAGCTAAATACTCTACAAACTGGAATCCAGCAGATAATGAATTACTATGTAATGGAGATCCAACACTTTTGACTGTAGCTGGATTAGTTCCAGGAGTACTCATATTTGCTGACCAACCAGAAGTTGTTTTTAATACAGCTTTATGAAATTCAGCAGCACCTCTTTCACCAGTTCTTAACATAAACATTCTTTGATCCATACCTAATTTACCTTCAGATAATCCAAAAAGGATTTCTTCTAACAACTCGATAGAGAAGTCGTTGTAATAGAATGTATTAGATTGCTCCATTTGCTCACGTACACCTGAACCAATTCTAATCTTACGACCAGATACGTCAGTGTTATGGTATTGACCATCAGAAGTTCTGTTAGTCTTTCCATACATTAAGAACTTGTTCTTGTATTCAGAAAATTCTTGCTCAACCAACCAGTCTTCGTATAATGCTAAAGCACCAAATACTTTTTTATTACCAGACTTATCAACAACAGGAATACCCATTACAACTTGCTTGTTAGCAGCATCACCAGGTAATTTGTGGTCAATTCTAATAGTAGTTAATTCACCTCTCATAGAAACTGGAGTAACTCTGCGAATACCACCTACTTCTCTAGAAAGACCTTTTCCTACTGGAGCAAACTCTTGCTTGAATTTCTTACCAGAAACTAACTCTTCACCAGGAATACCTGATCTGTCAGATCCAGCGATTTCACAAGTATACACATACTGAGAACCTGATGCATAACCATCATTCAATACTCTAATTGGGTATACTTCATTTTTATCACCTACGATGATTTCACCCTTGAAGAATGCATTCTCATCGAATGTTAATTCAAACTCTTGTCCACCTTCACCAACATTGCTGTCAGAATCAGATACGGTTGAGCCTTGAAAAGCTGCTTCTACTAAAGTGTAATTTCTTCTAGAACTACCAATAAGTTCCCAATAGAACTCGTTGTCATTTTCTACTTGTTTTGTATCAAACTTGCCTAGCAAACTCTCTAAGGATTTACCCCTATTGATTGCTAACAATTTGATCATGGCATCATTAATCTTTGTTGGAGCAGTCTTCCAAATAGCACCTAAGGTGTTTTCTGGATTGATCATCCCGTTAAAAGATTTTGCGTCAGTTACTTGGAACCTTCCTAATTGCATAATTTTTTAATTTGTTAAAAAGTTGTTATTATTCTATCTCTAAATCCTTAAGGTCTGATAACTTGAAAGTTGAATTTGCATCAGGAACATCAGTGTTGATTGCTCCAGTCTCTGTAAAGTTAGCACCTCTTAATAAATTTTCTATATTATTGGATATCTTGGTTTCAGCTTTGTTTGTAAACACACTAAAATCTTTCAATCCTTTTGTTAGGTAAAAAAATGCTTCTAATTTTATCCTAGATCCAACTGGGTCAGATTTCTGATAAGACACAAATGCATTGTCCTTATTACCTACATCAGTAGTAATCCCCTTATACAATTCATCTTTCTGTAAATCTGTTAATTGTATTCCAGGCAATACTTCTGGTGTCTTGTTGATGTAGTCTTTAATATCATTTAAGCTTTTAGCCTCTTTAGCTTTAGCTGTCTCTATGATATTATCTAAAGACTTCTTCTCATGAGCAATGATATTCTTTACTGCAAATTCTGCATCTTCAATATCAGTTCCAGCATCTACACTTCTTTGTGCAAGAGTCTGGGCTCTTTCAGGATTATAGCCTTTATCTATAAAGTCTTGTGCAATTGCTTGCATCCTGAAGTTTAAATTCTTTTCATCACTTAGAAACTCTGGAGTTACACTCTCTAGTTTACTAATTGTGCTGAGCTTCTCAGAAACTTCTGTAGGTTCTGCGCCCACCTTGACAGCTTCTTTAATTCTCTTTTGCTCGTCATCAAATCTTGATTCTACTTCTTTTCGAATTGCTTCATTTAGAGCAGTCAAATCTTTAATGTCCTCAATATTTTCAAGTCCAGGCAAAACCCCTTTGGATTTAAATTGGGCAGCTAAGTTAGAATAAAGCTGTTCAGTCTCATTCAGTTTTGGAGAGGAAGAATTACTACCCTTATCCTTTTCTGAAGTTTTACCTGTCTGAACTTGATTATCTTCTTTCTTATTAGCTACGCTCTCTTGACCAGATTTATCATCTTGATCATCACCAATAGTGTTATTTTTATCACCTTCTGCTCCTGTACCCTGATCATCATCACCAGTTCCAGCATTAGCAGTGTCATCATTGACTCCCTCTTTTACAGCCTCTGCAGCTCCATCCTCATTGAATAGTTGCACAGACTCAAAGTTCAAGTCTTCTAAATTTAATTCTTCCATCTTTAATATTTAAAATTCTCCTTGTACAAATCTAATACAAAAAGGTAATTTTGTCCAATGCCTTTTATAGCTAAAAGATGTAACTACTGACCCACACTAGGTTTTTCAACAGCTTTAAATATTTTCTTTACTTTTTCTGGAAGCAATCCTATTAGTTTTTTTAATAGATTATTTCCACTAACAGCCTCCATGTTTTCAAATATACTATATACTTCAATTACACACGCTACAGCAATTACTAATTCAACAATATTCCTCTTTTGATTAATAACTTCAAAATCTCCTATGTGTAAAACATAGTGATCAAGTATTGCAAAAATTATTACACCAATACCATATTCATATGTTTTTCTCCAGGTAGCCCTAAGTCCTGATGATTTAAGATTCTTCCAAAATTCTTTTTTAAATGGGTTTGCTGATATCTTTTTAATATAAAAGCTCTTCCTTATACCAGTTACCATGTCAAAAAAAATAATAACAAAAAGAGCAAGAAGAATTGATTTCATATCCATGATCAAGGTTAAAAGGGGTGAAGAAGCAAGCAAAGTCAACTTAACTCCAGACATCTTCTTGAAAAAAAGTAATGCATTCATAGTGTACAATATAATATATAACGTGTGATTTTAATGACTTCTTTTATAGCTAAATTATATACCCGAACATTACAGCAATAATTGGAATAGCACTTGCTATGAAATCCCACCATTCTGGATTTCCTTTACCTTGCCAGTAATCTAATATAATTTCTTTCCCACCTACTATGGCCAATCCTAAGAAGCCTCCTGCAAGAAAAAAGAAGTGTATGCCAAACGCTGCATCTAGTATTAAACCCAAAAGAATTAATGGGTATCCTATTATCATTCCAAATAAGACATGATCCTTTTTATCATCCGGTATATCATTTATTATTTCTTTTATTGTTTCTATCATTTTATTTAGTTTTTAAAATTATTATTATTGACCTCCAGAAATTATCCAAGTGTCAGTTGAAACTTTTACTAATGTTATCATTGTGCGATCACCACTATAAATGTTAACACCTGATTGACTATTCAGAAGAGTAACTCCACTTCCTGCCACAACTGCTACATCATAAGTGTCACTAACACTTGTAATTCTAACAACAGAAGCATGATCTGAATCACTATCTATTTCAATCGTAATATTAGATGATGTTGGGTCAGCAATAACTAGATTTTCACCTGCAATAATTGTGTAGTTTGTTGTTGCACGATAACTATCATCACCATTTGGATCTGCAATGTTATTTTGTTTAGAAACTATATATTCATCAGCTATAATGGCACCATTAGCAGTAATATTTTGATCAGTATTAATTCCGGTAGACTTAATTGATGTAGTTGAACTTATGGTTGTATGATCAGATTTGCCTACACTGTAAAAGTTTACTCCTGTTTCAGTATATGTTGCAATAATGTTATAAGAGTCTGAACCACCATTACCACCAATATTTAATACAGCTGCACCAGGTGAATTTGGAACTATCTCATTTAATACTGAAGCATTACTAGCGTTATCAAATACTATATCTGATCCTGACCCCGTAGAGATAATAGTTAGGTCATCAAAAAGACCAGACTCTCCCTGTATTTCCCCAGCGGCAAAAATATCTGTACTACCAAATATTCTACCAGTAGCAAATATTGAATAATCTGATGAATCATCTACTCCAACATTTAACCTATAGCCATTGTAGGTTGTCCCTAATGATGTAGATCCATTTATAATTACATCTGATGTACTAGTTATTGAATCGTCTGAAGCACTAAAAGCTAACATCTGAGTATTAGTTCCAGCTCCTAAGTACATGGTTGATGTTGTTTGACCATCAAATAAAAAAGAACTAGTTCCAGTCTTTATTAAGTTTAAAGATAATGCTCCAGCCTCTCCAGTATCCTTGTCTGAAATAATCATAGACCCTATGCCCCCTGTATCTCCTACAATTTGTAACTTTGCCGTAGGACTGGACGTCCCAATACCTACTTTGCCTGATGAGTCAATACGCATTCTTTCAGTAGTAGTGTTAGATGTAGCTGTGTGAAAACTTAGATTAGTCCTGTCACCATAACCACCTTCTCTATTAGAAGCTATCATTGACTCTGCACTAAATACCGGATTTAATTTAATTGAAACCCCTTCATCACCGCCAGAACCTGTGTTCTCTAAATAAATTAAGTTAGCTGTAGATGCTGCTGATGAATCTGATATATGTAATTTAGCACTAGGATTAGTTGTTCCAATCCCTACGTTACCATTGTAGTTTACACGCATTCTTTCAGAAGCGTTAGTAGTAATAGTTATATAACCAGCCGAGCCACTTGAGTCTAATATGAAATTCTGACTACCTGCTGTTTTTAAAGAGGTAAAGTTTCCAGCTGATTGAATGTTAAAGTATTTGCCAGACGTATCACTGTTCATTCTAAACTCAGTTTCTGCGACTGCGTTTGTACCAATCTCCAGTTCTTTGGTTGGACTACTATTTCCTATACCTACGTTACCTCCGTTTAAGTATG